TCTGAGCCGGTCCAACCTCTGAGCCGGTCCGAAGGTCGAGCCGGTCCGAAGGTCGAGCCGGTCCGAAGGTCGAGCCGGTCCGAAGGTCGAGCCGGTCCGATTTATTCTGGCAACCACCCGCCGATTCTCCAATATGCCGATTCTAGGGTACTCGATTCGGGTATGCTTGACGACCGGGGGCCGCCCAACTAGACTAGAAACTATGGAAACATGGGAAGACATAGAGGGCCGCCAAGTATCTGACCTCGGGCGTGTTCGCATTGGGGTGGCTATGCTTGCCCCCTATTTTGGGGATAATCAATTCTTATTCGTCGATGGGTGCCGAATCGATCACCTAGTGCTCGAAACATTCAGAGGGCCCTGCCCAACTGACTACGCTTGCCAGCATTGCAACGGCGTGAATACAGATAATCGGCTTGTTAACCTCCGTTGGGACATTCCCACATTAAATAAACCGGGCGACACTGGCGAGGGCCACACCGTCTATCGATCGGATGGCGTTCGGTTCCCCAGTGTAAGACAGGCTGCCCGGCTTACAGGGGGTTATGAAAATGAGGTATATCGGATTTGTACCGGTAAAAAGCATAGTTTACGAGGTTTCGGCTTCAAGTTTGCCGAGTCTTGCAATGGGGAGGCATGGGACATTGGTTCCATACCCTGTACGTCGTTTCCGATATACCGATCAGATGGCGTTTTGTTCCCTAGCCTCTCTAAGGCCGCCGATTCCGTAGATTCACGGGCAACCACCATAGCGAGCGTTTGCAAGGGCAAACGCGCGAATATAAAGGGTTTCGGCTTTAAGTATGCCAATAAATGCGGGGGTGAACCTTGGACCCCACTAGAGGTACTTATTAAGACCCCAAAAGTAGGGAAACCAGAGGATCCGCCAATTCCGGTTATCCGATCAGACGGGAAACGATTTTCCTCCTTGTTTGATGCTGGTTTGGCTATTAAGCGGCGGCCCCATTTTGTCGAGTCTGTTTGCCGAGGGGCAACCCGACAAACTGCTGGCTACGGTTTCCGATTCGCGAGCCACACCGGATCATAGTAACTCCAAACCCCATGCGGCGGCAAAAAACCCCATGCGGCGGCAAACCCCATGCGGCGGCAAACCCCATGCGGCGGCAAACCCCATGCGGCGGCAAACCCCATGCGGCGGCAATTCCGGTTATTCTGGCAATCACCACCCCGATTCTCGGCATATCCGATTTATGGGTACTTGAATCGGCTTGGTTTACCTTTTGTAACGCCAAAACCGCCGAAAACCCCTATACAGTCGAATAAAACTGCCAATATGGCAGGCTTCTCATATACCCCCCTTCTGGATTGGGATTCTTTTGGAAAACCACCCTCTAGAGGGGGTGGAACGACAACAAGGGTCGATGTCAATTGACGTAAAGTCTTATATACCAACGGGTTACGCTCACATACGCCCCTATTTGGGCAGAATAGAAAAACCCCCTTACACCCTATATAACTATTACTATTTGTTTAACTGACTCTCTCTCTCTAACCAGTATAATATATAATCAACCCTTTTATCGGTCTTCGTTTCTCTAAGTCCTTTGATATCAACGACTTAGGACGCGGGTCGATTGTCCGTTTTTGGTCATTTCGATAGTACATGTGCGGCGCTAGCGCCTACAATTTCCACTTTCTGAGGCTAGAATCCCTACTACCGTTACCACCCCGACACATGGATCCCGCATCAGCCCCCCTAATACCCCCCACATTGCCTAGCACAATCTACCCCACTCCTAGGGGGGTATGTATATATGCCACCTATAGGGGGTGCCCCTCACAACCAGAGCAACCAGAGCAACCAGAGCAACCACGCCGACTCATAGAACCAGCGCAACCATCGCAACCAGAGCAACCACGCCGACTCATAGAACCAGAGCAACCAGCGCAACCAGCACAACGTATCAGCGTGGTATACACCCCCTGATAGGGGTATCGGCGTGGTGGGTACCCTGATAGGTGCATCGGCGTGGTATACACCCCCTATAGGTGGCATATTGCGACATGAGCCCGCCCTACCCCCTGATGGGGGTATACCACGCCGATACGCCGAGACCCCTGATAGGGGCGGCTATGCCCTACCCCCTGATAGGGGCGGCTATGCCCTACCCCCTGATAGGGGCGGCTATGCCCTACCCCTCTGAGGTAGTATACCACGCCGAGACCCCTGATAGGGCGGCTATGCCCTACCCCCTGATAGGGGTGGCTATGCCCTACCCCCTGATAGGGGTGGCTATGCCCTACCCCTCTGAGGTAGTATACCACGCCAAGACCCCTGATAGGGGTGGCTATGCCCTACCCCCTGATAGGGGTGGCTATGCCCTACCCCCTGATAGGGGTGGCTATGCCCTACCCCTCTGAGGTAGTATACCACGCCGAGACCCCTGATAGGGGTGGCTATGCCCCTGATAGGGGTGGCATACCACGCCGACACGCCGACACCCCTGCCAGGGAGGGGTACGCTATAGGGGTAAGTATCACACCCCAACATAATGAAGACGATACAATCGGAACCCCACCGAGTGGTGATACTATCTACCTCCTTCATAATTCGACGGGTGGTGCCGGCATAACTCCTACCCATCGGATGGGGGCAGGGGCCTAGAGCCTAGGGGGGAGGATATGTCAACTACCACTTCGGAGGGGCGGGACATACCCTGAATGGCTAGTATTCAAGGAACCAACGAGACGAGGGGTGGTATGGTCCCCTGGAGAGGGGTCTCTCATTGTTCATTAAATTCCACGTTGTAAAGGTGGGATAGGGTGGGCGCTGGTCGATCGCTAGGCATGGGGGTTCGTGGGTCCCCTGGAGTGGGGTATCATTGTGCCGTTGTGTCGCCGTGGTCACAATGGCGGGTAGGGCGCGCCCTATAGGGTGGGAGTCTGAGGTTAGTTATATTGGGGCCTGGCTGGGGTTCTGTAGTGTGGTATCATGTGTCGGCGTGGTTGTAGTGGAGAGTGTGGTTGTAGTGGAGAGTGTGGTTGTAGTGGAGAGTGTGGTTGTAATGAAGGGTGTGGATTGAGTACGTGTCCATGTGTACAGTATGTTGGTACTAGTAGTAGAGAGGGGTAGGGGTGGTATGTATTGTGCTGGTTGTATCAATGAATCGGGTGGGTCTGATTGTGAGGGTGAAGCGGGGTATGGGGGTTATAACGTCTCCTAGCCCTTTAGTGACTTGGAATTGGGATTTTCTGGGATTAAATAGTTAAATCGGACAAAGATATCCGGAGATAAATCCGAGGCCGGCTATGGCTCGAACCACACCGGATCAGTGGACCACACCGAATCAGTGGACCACACCGAATCAGTGGACCATCGAACCACACCGAACCAAGGCTCAAACCAAGGCTCGAACCAAGGCTCGAACCTAGGGAGGGTGGGATCAAATTCCGACCTCTGACCAAATAACGCATGTTCGACGATCGCATATGCCGAAAATTACGTAGCGATTTTCAGAAAGAGAGTACCCCTCCAACAGGGGGTGGGGTAGATTCAGAGGTCTCGGCGTGGTAGATTCCGAGGAAGCAGTTTATCGGGGAAGCCGTGCATCAGCGTGGTGAGGAATCCGAGGACGCCCACGACTCGGCGTGGTGTCAATTCTCTGAGTCGTCCGCGTCCACGTATTTCCATCCGAAGCCACCAGAGGTGTTCTCAGGTTTCGTACAGGCCCTGCCAATACAGCCGGGAGTCACTCCAACTGCCCGCCCGGCACTGGCCACACTCTCAAATTGAACCCCATCACTCCGGATAACTGGTCGGAGACCCTTGGTACCCCTCTTGGGCAGGACCTTTACGTCCGCATATTCCCAACCAAACCCATATGAGGTCTTACTCGTACCTGCACAGCAGTTGCCAATGGCAGACTCAGACCCTTTCATTGCTTGGGCGGCCAGCCTAACACTGGCATACTCAACCCCATCACTCCGCACTACCGGTCGGAGATAAACTTTCCCGGGGTGGATCCGTTTGCCTAATGCGGTCGACACCCTGGCGCCCCAGTATAGATTGCCCAGGCTGTTGTTCAGTCTCCCTAATGACTTGTGACACGCATGTTTTGCATATGGTTGAGGGCCTACAAATGCCGTAAGCACGAGGGAGGCTACCGGTTGCGTTGTGTCTTCACCCTCATTGTGTAGGCAAACGGCTAAGTAGCCACTTGAAGATGGGCAGGGCTTCAGTACCTTTGCCCTGACCGTATAGGGGTAACCATTACTACGAGTCACCCTCCGCGCCAGCGAACGAACGCGGCCCATATCACTGACCTGATAGGCACCCTCGTGACCCTTGATGTCCTTCCAGATTTCAACCACGCAATAATGTACCCCCAACAAGCTGAAACACGATAAGAGATATCAAAACACCCACGATCAGATAGCAAAGGGATATCTCCGCGCGGTCCAGACTGAAGTCAGCCTCGGTCCGTAAACCCTTCCGTGTATTGATGATACATGCTACTGAATGCCTGGCGGAGTTGATACCCCAGAACATCAGGGCCATACCAAACCCCCACCACATACCATCCACTCTGTTGAGCCATTCCATCAGTGTTCCTCCGTCGCAACAATAATGTATCCAGTGTCCGTCCGTGTCTTGGTGCGCAGCCGGTAGGTTGAACTCTCAACCTCAAGGTACCCACCCGCCTCGTTAATGCGTTGGATATCATCAGGTGCCAACGATACCTTGAGTACCACCATTTCACCTTCAACCCAGAGGATTGTTCCCGAAATAGTCGGAATGATACCATTCAGGAATCGCCGAACCACTCCATGGATGGGAACTGTCGGGCTCCGTGTGGCACCCTGGGGGTACGGGTCAAGATGCAGTACCTCAAATGTGTACCCGCTGACTTCCATCCACTCGACACCCTCCGGGTATCTCGCTGGATCCATTTCAAATATGGCCGTGATGTATTTGTAGTTCCCAATTATCTCAGAAGTCAATTTGGAACAGAGTGGATTCTTCAGGATTTCAGTTGACATACGTCTACCTTTCGTCGAATTTACAGCCCTCAGTGGTACCCCACCGAATCAGGGAAGTCAAAATCTCAGCTTGTCCCAAACGGTACGCGGGTGGCAACCACCAGGTACACTTCTTTCTGGTCCTTGTTGTTAGCAGGATCATCATGTTTGGTGATCCGCCGGCAGCTCTCACACAGGTACACGTCAATTTTACCCTCCAGGCAGAACTTCATCCCTATCGTGATGCCCTCCAGGGTCTCAATAACCAATATGTGGTCGTCAACAAGCAATTCGTCGTAGGTCGCCACCACAGGGTTCGGGTAATCAAATGTCCTCGCAACTATCTGGAGTTCGACTAACTGGTCCAGGGTCACATCCTTAGGGAAGTCTTCCATAAACTGAACTTGGGCACGATCCTCCTGAGGGCTCAACTGGATGTATTTGGGACCCCCAGTACACCACCGCCGGCAGTGCGTGATTGTACCTACGAAATATCGAAACCCGTCGATGACGAACTCCGACGTGATGTTCACTGAAGCTTTAGTCTCACTCATCAGGCATCCTCCACAATTATCTTCGATTTCCTGTATCTACACACTTATCTGAGCCCACTGGTGCCCTAGAAGAAGCTCTCCAGTTTCACACGCATCACTGATCTCCGCCGGCGTCGCGCCTGCAACCCGACCAGCCTCCGCGTAATTATCAAACTCGATCCCGTCATCCCGCATCACTGTGTACTTTGCGTCCAGTTTAGCACTCCAGTGTTCGGATGCGAGTAGTTCGGCTGCCTTCTTCTTGTTGGCACGCCACTCCCGTGTGTACTCAACAGCCATTCGTTTCCGTTTGGCTATCAGTTCTGGGGTCGGCGCGACCTGCTTGACCTGCTTGACCTGCTTGACCTGCTTGACCTGCTTGACCTGCTTGACCTGCTTGACCTGCTTGACCTGCTTGGGTTTCACCAACTTTGTGGCTATGGGCTTCTTGGGCTTCACCAACTTCGTGGCTGCATCCTTCTTGGGCTCCCGGACCTCCCCATATTCCAATTCAGCAAGTAGGGTACCCCAATTAAAAACCTGACAGGCTCCCCAACCCCAGGCTTCCCGGTATCTAGACTCAGAGAACGAAGTGGCTCCAAGCAGTGTTGCAATTTGTCGGGCTGCGGATAGTCGGACAGCGTCCCGTTGGGCTGCTTCACGTCGGGTTGCCTCACGTTTGGCTTTCCGGCTCTCCTTCTCTAACTGAGCCAATCGTATCGCTGCATAGTTGGGGTCAACCATCCATTCGAGGTTGGCAAACCGCACATCATACGGGTCGTCCGAGATGTGGTGAGCAATACAAGCCGGCGGGCGAGGCCCTACGAAAGCTTCCAGCACCAGGTCCTCGGTGTCGAGGATGTACAGCTTCCCCTCCCGAGACAGGCGGACCACATTTATCCGGGACTTGCCCGTCCTGTGAGGGGTAAGTATCCGACCAGCACAAAATCGTTGGCTACCACACGTCGCCCGAATCTGACGATCGGGTGACCTTACCCGTCCCCAGTCTGAGACATGGTACAGTTTCTCAAACCCAACCACATCTCTCCAAGATTCTTCTTCCACCATCAGACCAGTCCCCCAGTGTGTCTCCAGAATAAATTGTACACCTGAAGTGTACCACACCAAATCGAGGAAGTCAAGTCACTAGGCTGTCCCCACCTCAGTGGCAACCACCAGGAACACTAGCTCATCATCCGGGTCACCACCATGTATGGTTCTCCGAGTACAGCTCTGGCACACATACTCACCACTTTTACCCTCCAGGCAGAATTTCATCCCTGGCGCAACGGTCTCCAGAGCCTCAACAAGTAGGATATCACCATCCCCGAAGAACCGACCGTCGATTGGCAACACAGGTGACGGGTAATCAAGGCGCTTCGCCACTATCTGGAGTTCGACCAACTTGTCCGAGGGTGTGTCATTAGGGCATTCGTCCACAAATATGATTTCGGCACTGGCACCCCGGGACCCTATCTGTTTCTCAACCGAGATGTATTTTGGCACATCCAGACACCCCAAACACTGCGTGATTGTACCCACAAAATAGCGGTACCCGTCGCTAACGAATTCCGTCGTGATGTTCACTGAACCTTTAGTCTCAAGCATCTCAAAACCTTTCAATCAAATTAGTAGCCACCAGAGGCACAACACCAGCAGCCATAATACCAAATCATCAGTATTCATAAGGAACCACCTTCCAAATCTCAACCATTATCAAATCTCAGCCGATCTCCTCAGCCCTCACTTCACTTCCTCCAGGAGTAGACTATACAGTGGCAGCTCATGTTCCTCAGTTGGGGGACCAACCTGCGTCCATGTGTGTATTCGGAATGTCTTCGGCGAATCATTTACGCAGACCAGACCTTTATCAGTGGCTTCTATAATCCCCTTGATGCCCCCGTACGTTGTCCGAGCCTCAATGACAACCACGGCCGTACCATCAGCCCCCGTGTGGTGAGACGGGAAGTCCTCGGTAATAAGTACCGGGAATAATTGGATGGGTGTTTTTACCGTGACGTATGCACGTCTGGGTGGGTCACTGGAGGATTGGTCGTGGGGCCAGGCCACCACCTCCACATCCACCCCATTCAGGGTGATTACGTGGGTACTTGCATATAGGTGGTTGCTCGGGCCCTCAAGTTCATGGGTCTCGTACTTCCACCGTCCAATTACCGTTGGCCCACACATCAATTTACTCTTGAATTCCATCAAGTTGTCCTCACGTTAAATCATCGTTGAACAGATGGTACCCCGAAGAATACCACACCAAATCAGGATCAAATCTCAGCTACTGGAAATCTCAACCGCTAAGAAGTATTTTCGACCGTCCCGGAGCATAGTCTGGAACTTGTCCAATGCGTCACCATTCTGTAACCGGTAGATTTGTGGGCTACCTTTAAGCAGGAATCGATACCCTGCGTTATAGATACCATAAATATCATCATCAAGTAGGTCTGCTGCCAAAGCAACAGTGCTTCCATCCTTCCAGAGTTGCTCGGCCTCTATTTCAGGATACGAGGATGCCTTGCACCTTAGAGTGGCGAGCAATTTGTACACTTGCCCGGGGACGGCATCCTCTGGGAATGGCTCCAGGTAACAGACGGACATATGACCTCCGTCGATGATGATATACTGCAAATCGTCGGGAACTTCTTCGGGCCGGAGCTTGACCTCGTACATTCCGTACGTGTATGTTCCGATGGATGCTAATCTCAGGGAGCTTGCTTGAACGTTATAAAGAATTGTCATCGTTTCAATCTTTCTATTTTTGCATGTTTGTTACACCACATCTCAGCCGGCAATTTCCTCAGCCATAATAAGCCAACCACCCTGCCTACTATCACCCGCAACCTTGATATGGTAAATCGTTGGCTCGTCGTTGATACGGAATTTATCTCCCGCATAAAACAAAGCGGTCTCCTGCCCCCTCAAGACGTTAACCTGAAGTGACACAACCCGACCCTCTCTCCAGAGGACAGTTGCCGTTAGGTTCGGGTACTCAATATCCAGGGGGCGGCGGAGTACACAACTCAAGGTGTATCTCTGACCAGGCTGGGTGCCCTGTGGGAGTGGGTCCATGTGGAGGACCTCCCATACCTTTTTATGGACTCCCAGTGAGGTTAGAGCCCCTGGGCGTTCCTCGGGTCCGAACGTAAACCACATGAGTGCATATGCGTACGTCCCAATTGTAACCTGCTCGTTATGAAGTGGGCTCTGCATGTTTAGTAGAAATGTCATCAGTCAGACTTTACCCCAATCGGATTGTAAATGACTTCCATAGCAACCAGTAGCGTACACATCATAATCTTTTGTCCTTTTTCTAGTAACACCACCCGAATCGGGTCACCACAATTGCCTCAAACACCGGACCACCACCCAGGGGAATCAACGCGACAAGGACTTGTTCCTTCCCATTGATTTTAACAAGGCAGCTCGGTTTCAAATCCTTCGCGTCCGCCTGCCAGATCTGTCCTCGAAACGTGGACCACCCCTCGTAGTTTCCGAAGTCACCAATGTAATCCAACTCAGCAAGATCAACCATCGATCACCTCCCGGGGTTTGACAATTACAAGCGATTCAAAGGTGTCCTCGTGAGCCAGGGGTATGACCTCGACGAGAGTCCATTTCACGCCGTTTATTTTACAGATCACGTCATGTGACAGACCCAGTACAGCTCCTTGTGGTACCATGCCCCGGAACACTGCACATCCCGTTTGATTCCGAAACGTCTGAACCAACTCCATACTTTCGAGTTCAACCATCGATCACCTCCCGAGATTTGACGAACACAATTCCGTCATACAAACCACTTTGTTCCAAGGGAATCAGTTCGACAAGCACACCTCGTTTCCCATTGACTGTGACAAGTGTGTTACCGGGTATCAAGTTGCGCATTTCAGTCTGGGACAGGACACCACGGTACATGTCCAAGTCTGTGTCGGCGAATTTGCCAAGGTCTTCCATATCTCCCAAATCAATCATACCCTGTACTCCACTACAAAGAAACTGAGAAATGTTAAACCGGTGAGTCATCAGCTCCTGACTCCTGCATGACCTGAGGTCAGGATACTCAGAGACCAGTGGATCTGGCCCCCTAAGCAAACTACCAATATAGTAATTGCACCAACCATACTGAGACATTCAACACAAATGCCAACTTGAACAGATTCCCAGCGTTGTCGCAATACTCCTCGCGGAGTTCTGGGATATGCCTACGAAGTATTGCTGCAATGAGCCACACCCACCCGGCAATGACGCAACCAAAGACCGGGAGGAACATCAGTAATAGATTCATTATCATGCAATCCACCCTAACCATCTGGGTATGAGCAGTATCCAAGTGGCCACAAACCACTTCAGGGCAGTCCCACAGAGTTGGTCACTCTGGCAAGGGTCACGCAGGGCTGCTATGAAGTAACACCACCCCACCAAATAACAACCCACTGAGGGGGCTGACCATACGAGTAATAAAGTCATGATAAACACCTCGCTATCAAAGATCCGAGCAGAAGGACCATTGCCAGCGTAAACATATGTGAGGCATCCTTCTTCCATTCGATGATGAGGTCTGCTTCTGTTTCAGCGTCACGAAAATACGCGACTATCAGCCAAACCCAGCCAATGGTCAGGGCAGCTAAGGCCCCACCAAATAACAGATTCATTACTACGAGTGCTGAGTCCATATACACACCTTACTGCAAAAACCACCGGAATAATCAGCGACACCGCCAACTTAAAGAGTCCCGTGACATTGTCACACCCACTTAACAACACAAAACGCCACGGGTTTGTCTTGTAATAAAGTGTTCATCATGTATCCATCCTAATATGGCTTGCCGAGACGTCCATACATCTTTGCTATTTCGCCTCTGGTTTTCCACATTAAGTGGTGGGTGGCCTATTTGTGACGTTCAGTGACTGCCAGTAAACCAGGACAGTACCCAAATTGTCAGGGCACACCCACCCCAGATACCTGCCGATTGGAACAGAACCACGGCGTGGCTCCAGTATTTTGCGTAGGCATCCGCGTCATAGCCACTGAGTATCACTGCCACGTTATACACCCAGAACCCAGCAGCCAAACAACCAATAGTCATCAGCAACGTGCAGGACATTGCGAGTGTGTAGCCAGTGATGGTTACGCCCGTTAGTTCAATCACGATAGGGTCCCGTCATCAGTAAAAGGAAGAATAACAGTAAGCCAAAGATTATTCCGAGCATAAAACGCCCCATTTAAGCACGAATACCAATAATATCTCTTGTCCTAAGCAAGTCTGTAACAGGTTCTCAAGACCTGTTTACCACTTCTTTGATACCCACGTTTAGCCATCCGCTGAACTGAAATTAGTAGACCGGATCCCCAACTATCACAAATCCCATGGCCGCTTTACCCAATGTGAAGGGGGTCGTCAGAATATCTTTCACATTGTACACATGTTTGTTAATTTGGATGTTACGCCGTAGCTCGATGTCCACCCAGTCATGGGCAGCAATCAATCCTCGAAACACCTGCCACTGAGTATCCGCGAACTTGCCAATGTCACGCATGTTCTTCAGATGGACCAAGCCAGTGAATTCGTCTTTACTCATAACCCGTACCTCACCAGTGTAGACACGCCAGCGACCAGCCCGTTCAAAGCCATCACTGCCACAGCAGCTATGCACACCCTTGCACAGCCCATGAACCAGCGTGGCTCAAATACCTTGCACACTAATGCCACAGCCCCAGCATGTAGGGCAATCATCCCGGCAATCAGGTAAATGACCTGAAACACAACATGTACATCAGAGGGCATGGTAGAGGGATCCTAAAGCGAGAATGGTCAAGTAAGCTGTGAGGCCAACAATCCAGCATTTCCCCTGGTCCGCCATCTTAGTGTGGTAGGGCGTCCAATCCAATCGAGCTGACGTAATGCAGCCCGCGATAATGAATGCTGCCACAGCGAGTAAATGTACGAGGGTCATTGAAGCCACATCCCAACGAATAGAAATATGAAAATAAGCAAAAGACTACCTGCCATCTGAGACATAATGACATTACTTTTCACATTCTCAGCATCCTGTGTCCATGATTCCGCTCGACTGAATAACCAAGCCCACAGGGGTGCAAGTAAGCACAGTATTGATGCAATGCAAAGGATGAATATAAATATCAACATGGTGCTGACCTTCGGGATTCCATCGACCACATTTCTTGGACCCCTGTGTTCCGCCGCATGTCCCGGAGACCCTGGTCCTCGTCATAGAGGGCAACAGTTTCCAGGACATCAGGGTCGAGGTCCGAGTACATCTGGTTTGCAACGCCACCTTCGTAGTCAGCCAGGATTTGTTTCAGAATATCCCTGAGAGGTGTACTCCCTGCCCACACCCAGTCGACTGGGGTGACGAAATCAACCACACCATTCACGTACCGGGCAAGGTACAGCGTCCCAGTGTCACGGTTGCATAAGACCGCAGATTGAGCATGTACGGCTACCTCCTGGGGAGGCGGGACCCCGTTGACAGTTACAGTCCGGTTTCGCAGTGGCGCCCCCTTAGCCCTCAGAAAGTGTGTTGCCAGCTCCAGGGTGAGTGGGTCGTCCGTCACAAACTGATAAACAGTTGCGTCGTCCCCAAATGGGTTCGCGGTTTTGTCTGACTTGGGCGTCACAGTAACAATTGTGTGGAATTTCATCTCAGGTACTCCATAGGGCAGACCCCATCGCGGAAAGCTGCAATAGAAAATCCAAAGACGGCAACTGAAATCGCTAAAGTGAATGATCCGAAAATGACGCCTAAAACCCGAATACGTGTGGTGAGGTAACTACCCGCTCTGTCAGACAGGATGTCCGTGAACTCATACACGACCATCTTCACGCCATACACGTTTAGGATACACCAGAACATCAGGCAAATTCCAATCAGAAGATTCATCGATACCCCCTATGTGGTGATAAATTTTGCGATGATACAGGCAAGACCGACTAGTTTTAGCGTTGCTGACACTTTGTCAAGTCGACGCCCTGTCTCGGTGCCAAAATGGCAGCGGAGACCATAGAAATCCAAAGCCAAGCTTGTCACGAAGCACATCACAAACGCCCAGAACAGTAACACATTCATTAAATCAACGCATTGATACCCTCAAGCATCCAGAAAGCAAAGGTCGTCAATCCAACACCCCATGAAACTCCCGCTGCTACCAACCAGATAACCCAGGCGTCAGTCCACCTGGTAAACTTGTACAGGCAGAAACAACCAGTCAGAAACGCCAGCAACATCATTAGCTCATAAATCATTGTTTAACTCCAGTAATCTGTGTTTCTTCAAGAGGGTTACCACCCTCATAAAACTCAACACCTGGTTGCAACATCCCACGCACAGTCGCAGTTGTTGCACTCAGGACGCCTATCTGCCCAGCTAGTAATAGGGACACAACTGTCAGTGCTACGATTAGGGCTACCGCCCACTCAGAGAGGTAACCCCGGCGGGACTGGTACTCAGATATAACGATCACAATGATCGCCGCTAGTGTCCCACACATTGCCAAAAACAGCAACACTATCAAGTATCCCATCTCTGCACCCTCTTGTCAAGGAAAAACATCCACACTGACCACCCGAACCACAACATCGCGATGGGTAATGCCACCAATACGGGTACTACGGATACATTGGTCTCTGGTTTAACTGCACACATAAATGAAACCAACCCAAGTGTTGCCACCCAAGCCGCCCCACGTGCAATCATGAACCCCTCCGCCACATCTTTGTTCTCATGGCTACCCGCTCTGAAATGGAAACCGGTACACAACATGAAGGTGGTTGTCAACCACAGAAACAGTACAAGCATTACGTCGAACTCCCATTGATAAAGAACATCCAAACTGTCCCTGCCAACCAGACCGCCATGACCGGAGCCAAAACTATAGTCTGCCAGGTGTTGGCATGGGTAAAAGCGATAAGGAATAGAGCAACCGTGAGGCCCCAAGTTACCCCTCGAAATATCTCCATGCACATAATCGCACTGTCCCGGTATTGGTTTGGGTCAGGGGTTGGGTAACACGCAGGGTTGTATATCTCGTTTAGTGGGGCGGGTAGTGTTTTTAAGTGGAGCAACTTTTGGTGGCAGCAACCACACAGAACCACACAGACAATAAATCCGAAAACCAGGCAGCCTATCATCGATTGTTCTCCACTGTGTCAATGAAGAACATCCACACTGTGGCAGCAATCCAGATACCGGCGACAGGGGCCATAAGCAGGAAACCCCACCCACTTGCGAGGGCTAGACCAAGGAAGGTTAGTGCAATGGAGGAAACCCATCCAAAGGCACGCCAACCTTGCATGTACTCAGCTATCTCCCGCTCGCGGTGATCCATATGTCCACGTTGGCCTTGAATCTGCTTAAGCTTCTGATGTGCTAGGGCACAAATAACCAGACTAACTACATAGCCGAAAACCAAACAAGCAATCATCACTCCACCTCTTGATTAAAGTAAAAGATCCACACTGAGCCGGCAACCCACAACCCAGCCGTGGCTGAGACAACCCCCGTGAAGTAAGTCCCTTCGGTTTGTACGAAGAGCAGTGATAGGGCGACCAGGGACGTCACCCAGGTTAGTGCCCGGTAGCACACATAATCGTCTCGCAGGGGGTGCTGTAGTGCTCTCATCTTCTTATCCAGGCAGACACAGACGAGTACGGAAGTTAAGAACCACAGAATTGTACAAGCAATCATTCGGGGTCTCCTAGGAATAAGGTACCGGCACAAGCAAGCCATGCTATAGTCGCTACAAAGCCAATCACCCCAGTTGCCATGCTGTCTACATGGTACACCATGGTGGATAAGCAAACTAAGGAGGAAATGCAGCCCAATACCGGCATGAGCACATTGAAGTCACTAGAGTCGTTCAGGCATCGCCAGCGGTACATACAACCTGCCCAAATGAGGATGCTTGCGGAGAACCACACCCAAAGACATGGAGTTAACATTGGAGGTATCCTATAAGTAAGAGCATGACACTGAAGAAGAAGACGCCACTTGCGCAAATGCCGACACCCCCAACGTGAAGTCTTGCGTCTTTCCAGCGTTCGCAGTCCAGGGCTTGGTAAGCAAACCAGCCAGCACCCACAATAAAAGGCACCATCAGCAGACTGAGGAGTGTCGCGAAGAACCAAATCATTTCCATGCCTCTAAGAAACAGATGAATGTAGTAATGTAAAAGCCAATAAATGCTACCTTCTGCCACGCATAAGCATGCTTATCAGAAGCTGAGGCGCCACAGAGAGTAGGGTCATCACGACCCGCCCGAATCTCCCAGACAATGTTCCGCCAGAAGCTAAAGATGAGCAGAACCGTGAGGGCAGGTATCATACTAGACATTAGGGGTCTCCCTAGTTTTGGTAATCAGGTAAATGGGGCACCCCAACCACGGGACGAAACCCACCCAGGCGAAAATGGATCCGAATGCCCCATGCTGTGTCATCAGGACACCTAGGAGGAAGCCTCCCAGTAGCCAGAGGATAATCGCGACGGGTCCAAGGAATTGGAGTTCATCAACCTCAAAGCACTCACGGGTGAAACGGTAAAGTAGGCTCCCGAGGATTGACAGTACTGCCAAGGCACTCGCCACATTCAACATAAGCATCATTTCGTTAACTCCCAAACCAAGTGACTAAATTGTATCCGTCCCTACCATCATTTGCCTCCCTCGTAATCCGGAGGGGTGGACGGGCGATCATGTTTCTTGACGAACGCTGCCCGGTCCACTGCAATCTCGTCCCGGAAGACTCGAAGCTTAATCTCATTCTCAGTGACCACCTTCAGGTCCTCTAAGCAGTTGATGGATCCATAGGTCACTCGCCCATAGGTCCACGTCGGACCATAGGGTGTGTCGTTGATTGTAACCCCCTGACTCACAAGTGTCTCGCGGATGGCGTCCGCTGTTTCAAAGTCCTTGTCAGCTTTTGCCACCTCCCTCTTATCCAATTGGTTCTGGATTGTGAGGCGTAGCTGGATAGTCCGTAATTCAATGTTCATTCTTCGCCACATTGGTTGGTATGGGTGTGGTAGACTTCAGTTCGGACAGGATAATGTCCATCCATCAGTCATTCTCCGTTACAAAGTAAACGTACTCAGTATCACCAGGTAGCCTAACGTTTGGAGGCTTACTCATCCCCCAGCCTTTGGTGGTCATAAATATCCACAAGGCACTTGTACCCATTACAACGTAGGTGAACCAACTGCCAAACGCTAACCACCAAACTAGAGCTATCGTGAACGTAGGGATGTACACACGGAGGATTATGTTTGTTCGGTCCTGAACGGCTTGGGCATACCATCGCACGTCCTCGTTACTCAGCAACATAGAGGGGAGGGGATTACCTACCTTCACTTGCTCAAAGTTAACCCGTACACGGGAACCTTCCTTTAGGTCCATAATGCGTTTCATTTTCCGATGGGTCTTCACACGGAAGATACGGAACTGCTTCGTTACAAACTCCTCATCACCCTGGAAATTTGAATCCCAGTCATGGGGGTCACCGGCTGTCTTCCCGCTTGTGTGGGACCAAGTCGTCTTTCCACCAGGGACATAGTCAATTAGGAAGCCATCACGTCGGGCATTCTCCATGAGGTAGTGCGCACGGAGCATATCACCACGAGCCCTGGCGTCATCATAATCATCGGTGACGAGCCCCATGATTAGGTCGATGTGTTCATGGTTCGGGTCAAGTGGCATTATGCGGCCTCACACTCAAATAAAGGAAATCTGCGTCCATTGGTAATTGATCTATAATGCTATGGCGAGTTAGGTACCACACACACCATCTGGCAACCACCACACCAGCAACCCCAAGGGCATACACCGGTAGGACGTTACTGAGATAGAGCGCCCATACTAACCCAAAGCCCAGCATCACACATATAACTTCTGCGTGTGCCGGGGGTGGGTCCATACCCTGACAGACAATAGTGCTCAACCCACGACCTGAGACTCTTGCTCTGGGGAGGGGGTGCATAACCTGGTAGGCCGCGAAGTCTACCGTAACATCATCCCCTGCCTCTAGCCTCAAGAGGTTGTGTTCCACATACTTAATAGGGATATGGAACACGCGGTTATTGCCAACCTGCATACCGCCCCCTCGGCTATTGAAGTTTGCCATCACAATCCCTTCCAAAGGTTTGAGTTACTCACCGGTGGTCTCCAAAGTACCAATCCAAGAGGCGAATTCCTATGAGGATACAGCACAATAAGGCCATGCCGAACATCAGCCCAAGGGCTGGCGTAATATGTAATTCCATGAGTCTTTACCAATCGTCAATCTTGTCGATAATCTTGAACAGTGTAATGAAACACGCAAGCAGGATGAGTGGACTCAGGACGGTCCACATGTCTTCAATACCCATTAGTTTGTGTCTCCGGAGCAGGTTGCACAATGAAATAGACCACTAGTGCCTGTCCGGGACCAAAGTCCACGGGGAGTTGGTCCAGGTAAATCCAATACTTGTCAGCAAACTTAATCTGGTCACCGGTCTCAACACTGCCGAGTTCCTCTAGTGTGGCTGTCACCAAAAGTCCGACGATATGCACGGAGTCCGTGATGTCCACACGCTGACTATAGTGTCCGTTGAATTCTTTCATGGTGTCTAACTTCCTGCTGACTGGTCTGCTACAAACAAGTAATAGAGACGGGTGTTCGTGCCCCCCATCAAATGTTCCTACGGGTAAGTACAAGTGGAGGTAGTAATCTCCCCAGCCGGGGAACCGAACTAGGTCCCGACGACCAATGTCATCGAGGGTATCATCGTCTGTCATTACCTCAAATACCTGGTACTCCAGACCATTCAGGGTAACCTCATCGTAGAGTTCTGCCTCAAATGAGTGGGCAGGTACAATCTCTCTGTCTATGGGTATTGTAATCAAGGTATGGACCCACTGCAACCCCTTTTCCGCGCGAACTTTGGGTGTCCCAGCCAGTGTTTCCTTGTGACGCTGGTCGAGGATCCGATAGGGATCCCCGTTTATAAGGACTTCCGGGAATACAACACCTGAGTAGGGTGCTATCCCCGAGTGTTTGTAATCAAAGACGTGGTAGGTTTGACCCGCTAATATCAGGGGAGCCCTTGGGTACGCTTGGATCCTGATCATAGTTCCTCCACGATGAATTGGTACCGATCCAGTTCCTGATCCGGAACAATGCAATCCACGTAAACATAGGGAACGCCATTGATTTTAATCAGCGACCCAGGTGCCAGGGGTTCATCACTAATTGAGTTCGGACGGATCTTGAACACGGGGTAGTTCACCTCTTGGATGCGTATCCCAACCGTGGAGTCGCCAACGAACGCAGGGAGTTCACCAGAATTGACATTTAGTCTCCGCGTAAACACACGGTACCATCGCTCATAAGGACTGATGGTTGTTATCCAGTGTTCGTACAACAGGAACTCGTAGAGCCCTCCATTGATTTGGATTGTCTGGCCACCACTGAGTGCCTCAACAGCTTCAGAGTTCGGGTCTGCATCCCTGGCCCTCTCACCCTCCGTGAAAATCTTGAATGTAGGGTACGCCCTACCGTCCAGCACAAAGTCGGGCAATCCATCTAATTCTATTCTGAGCATAACTCCTCCACAATGAAAAAGTAGTAAGAGTTTGGACCTTTATCCACGACACAGTCCAGGTAGGTGTATTTACGACCGTTGATCTGAACCACTGTGTTCTGTTCAATAGGCTTCGTGTTGTTTTTCACGTCCACCCAGAACACGGGGTAGCATTTGTTCTTTAGCCGAATGGCTGGGCACTGAGTACCAATGAATCTTAACATGGTCCCTCCATAATGAGTATGTGCATATTTGCCTTTGGTGAATTCCGATAAGGTATTCGCAATTTCGCGTGCAGAACATAAAACTGGTTGTTCACGCCAATTACCTTCCCCGGTGTGAAGTCCGAGGTCCCATAGTCCGACGGGTCAATGTACACATGGAACGTTTGGTACATGTGCCCATGGAGGTCTATTTGCTCACGCTCGTCAGCTTCAAACGTGGGCATTGGTCGAATGACGGCCTCTTTCCGAACCAACCCAGTTGCGGTATAGCGGTTACCTTCCTTGGGACGTAGGTCCAGCAAATCGAAAGGTAGTCCATTCATAGAGGTGTGAAGTAGACCATCCGGGTGGAGCATAGAGTCGAGGTCGCCCCCGTCCATGTCCTGACAATCTACGGTAAACACCTGGTAGTCATGGACCCCCAGATGAATGTCCCTCGTTTGTTCACCAATTAGCTTGTACATCTTGTGTTACCTTTATGAATTAACAAGGAAATAGACCCTCCGTCCCCATCGACAACATCTATTGGAATCTGGGCGTGGTAGGCAGTTGTTTAACCATTTATGCAGATAGTGTCGCCACGATTTACATGATTACGCCCTCAAACATGGAAGGATAACCTTGTACACCTGGGATCGAATATCTTCCAGCCAAATATCATCGACTTGTTCACCATCACATTCTTTCATCTTGCCCTCGGAACGTTGGTACAGTAAGCAACAAGCTGGCGGGCTCCAGACTCCATGTGGGTATACACTATGTCTGCCAGTATCTGGTTCTCCCCAAGTATGCACACCATGGCGTTAATGTAGGTCCCAGGTAGGGGACCCCCAGCCTCAGTACCAAGAAGGTTGTACACCCTATACATAACACCTTGCAGTTCTATCCGGTGCTGGAACTGACCCTCAAATTCTGGAACCTCATCCTGAGTGGGGACTGGGTCGCCAATATGATCGACGAACACTTCGTACTCATTCACTTCACCATCGTAACCAACATGGTTGTGAGTACAGTAGCGGAACGTCTCCCCGTCCAAATCAATCGCTTGCCCCTCCAGGAACTCCCCGAGCCAATCAACTTTAGGGTCCCCCGTCACTTTGTAGACGAAGTAATTATGTCCGTACAAGTTCACGGTGTTCCGGTACATTACGGTTGGTATTGCAGTCATGTGTTTCTCCCAGCTTGGTTAATCCAAAATACTCCGGGGATCGTTCCCAGGGTCATAATCATCCTCGTCGAAGCCCAAATTATCGTGTCCGATACCGGTTGGATCAAGAGTGTCCTCACTCTTAACTGACATAATGAACTTTGGGACACGATCCAGGGTATCTTTGGCGTCAATAGCGTCAATTACCAGTATCTCAACCTTGAAGTCATTGACCATCACCACATCCCCGGGCTTGCACCTCCGAATCAGGTTCGCTTTCCGGAGGGGTACCACAACTAACCAGATGTTGACCTGGGGTAACTTCGCACAGGTCATCTCGCTGAAAGATATCAAGTGATTAGGATGGACATCCTGACGCACCCACAGGCGGTACTGCCCATCATCCAGTCGCTCGCATGCAACACACGTTGCCAGAGTCTCCCCGTTAATCAGGACTGACGTGGTGGGGGTTAGGGTTAGTAGCTCGTCCGCTGTCGCTTCCAGAGTGTACCCAGCAAGTCCCTCGGGCGCCCAGATGTATCTCGGGTCAGCATGTATTGTAATTGGGTGTTCAACCATCGGTGTTCCGTTCAATTCGTAAACAATGTAAATCCCACCCTGCATCCTTACTTGGACGTTCCGGGACATATCGACTCTTCAAAACCACGTATATGGTGCCAAACCAATTCAACAACTCTCCAGGAGTGGGTACGCTTGCAGGGCCCACAGCCGGGATGCGGAGGAGTGTTTCACCCTCCATGGACCACATTCGTTCATAATCTTCGGCGTCTGGAACATCAAAACGATGGACGTACCCCCCGTAGTTGCTCGCATAGGCTGCTGCTAGGGGTTGGAGACTCACATGGAAGTACTCACGGTTGCGAATCAGTACCTGTCGAAGGATATCCACCCCATTTGGTGTCCAAATTAGACTATCTGGGGTGGGAAACCCCTCAAAGGAGTCACATTTCACCGCATAGTCATCACATTGACAATCCGTGACGGGGCGGCAACGACGGATGTCCAGCGAGGGTATCGCGTCGATCCCAATACCCCCATATTTGGGATCCCATGTACATTTGAAGTGACTGCAATTCTCCAACCTTTCTACCCAGGTGAGTTGGTAGGTGCTGGACCCCAGTTGCACGAACTGACCAATGGTCGCATTGTTCATGTATGGTTGGGGGATATTCAGCCTCAACCCCGACCCGTCATGGAGGAGGCTCTTCTCAAGAATCCCAGGGCGCTTGTGTGTATTTTCAAATCCGGGTGTATCAGTTGTCATTATTAAGTCTCTATGTCGTCTGCATCATCAACGGGCAGCACCCGTAAGTAATATGTTGGTCCAGCACTCCCATACGAAAAGTCATAGAGGGTGTAATCAATATATTCCACCCGGACAATATCCCCTGGCTCCAGTTCGCGGATCGCATCCCAACACATGTGGACTTCGATTAGGTCATATGTTACCTGACCATCAACTATCCGTGGCCCATAACCTCGGGCTTCAAAGCCACGTACTTCATCATACTCAGTGTCCATAACTATTGACCCAGTACATCTTAGGTCCTACCTAGAGGGGGTGTCTTTGAAGTGCATATGTGTCCCACGAGGTGCCGGAATCCGATTTCCCACCACAATGTAGAAGTGGGTGTCATGTAATCGGTACATTCGAGTGACTTCCAACACAATGTCATCAACTATAATGTAGGACCCAGTATTTGGAACAAGTCCCTGCACATAGGACCCAGCAAGATCTATTCTGGCAATAACCTGACACCCTCTTGGGCTGTCGAGACTCAAACCCTCGGACTTGAACCTCCATCGTTCGGGCACTGTTTCCTGTGGGTCGCGGTTCAATTCCCGGATAATCTCCGCTAATTGGTCCTTTGGGACACATACACCCTCATTTGGGTGGAAATCCTGCCCAACGAGAGTGCCCAGAGTACAGCCAACCCATGTTGCAGTCCGATAGCCATTGTTCGTCTGCGCAAACGTTACAGTATTAGTCATTGGTCATCTCCACGTATTTACAACGGGCAACTACCCGGGTGTCATCTTTTAGTTCCAGGATGTGGGCGAGTTTTGTTGGTGTACCATCCATCAACACTATGCAGTCCCGCCAAGGTCGCTGGGACGCCTCCTCCGGGAATTCAAAGATAGCCATAAATTCCCCATCGTGAATGTGTATCACATCATCAATGGACTCGAAGCTCCATTGCTCCGGGATGCTCCCGGCTGGGTGCTCGGCAATGTATTCCAGGATGAGAGCCAGCAATTTGGGTGTGTACCAACGAGTCCCACAGGACCTAAAGTCCCCACCATGAATACGTCCCACGTAAACCCCATTGTAGTGGACTTCACGTTCGGAACCCCCTTTAACCAGTCTGACTACGAATAATGGGTCAGTCATATCAATTCTTAGCTCCAACAAGGGGCTTTCAGAGCCCTGGTCGTAAATATGTGCCTCGGAACGCCAACAAACCCCTCTGGGCTCTATGAGACCATGTGTTGGACGCCTACGGAGACCTGAGGGTCCCCTGGAATGATATCTGGTTCTTCTATAAGCCGGCACCAGACCCTTAACCAGTCTTTAGTACCAGACTGTCCTAGGATTTGGTAGACGTCGCCATTGTGGCGTAGTTTGTTAAAGGTACCCAGTGATGGACCATCTGCATGCAGCGTAAAGACTGTCTCACCAAAGGACACGGGGTCCTTATCCATGATTCGTAGTACGTCAAGTCCATAAATGGTTGTGTCGTGTGCTGGGTGATCAGTTGGTAGGGGTAACCGCCACCGGCATCCAGTAAGTTTTGACATACCCATACCCTGCTGTAGAGGGTCATAGTGCTCCACTAGGTAATAGGCGTGATCAATCTGAACCAGGTCTCCTGGTTTTGGATGTACAAAGTCAGGGCACTTGGGTACCCAAATGTTGAACCCAGTCTTGTCGGAGTTGAGGGCATATTCGTTGGCAGATCTGAAACTGTAGGCGGGGTCCCAGGGTCCTGGCAGCACGTCAGGAGTTGGCAAAGTCCTAAGGTACCATTCCTCATCCTGAACCCATTGCCCCTTAAGGTAGTGAATAGAACCCCCAATAACCACGTAGATCCCCATTTCCAAGGTCACCCGGTCTTCCTCATTGAAGACATAAGTCAGAAACCCCTCCTTTTCCAGAGTAAGTCGCCAGGGTAGGTGATCCAGGTTCCGAGCACGTAGGGGGGTCTGGTCAGATCTCTTCTCACAAGTCAATGAAACCGCATTATGTACTTCATGGGACTCCAGGACTGTGTAATACACACCGTCAATAAAGGCAGTCTCACCCCACTGAGGCTGGAACTGCATATCCCCAAGTACGAAGAACTCAGTACCCTGCCCACTTGGGTTCTGGCTTAGTATTTGGTCGCCATTGAAATTGTAATTGACAGTTGGGTCTATCATCTGAAGTCCTCGGGATTTGGTCGGCGGAGTATAAGTTGGTTGAATATCAATCCCAGCATCACGCCGAGGGGGATCAGGGCGGACCAGTGAATTGCTACTGACAATACTGCAAGTGTAAGTCCAACGCCAAACATTGTCAAGCCTGACCCTTGGTATTCTCGCTGCCGTTTACCAGGAAATGTACGGGCGGCTGAGTACAACTGGCATAGCCCACACAAACCACAGACCATAAAGGACGCAATCAGGAAGCAAAGGAAGAATATCATGTGGGAGTCTCCCGGTTTCGCCATTTTGAGGTACAAAGTGTTACAATACCAAACCCGGTTAGTGCCACAACCTCAATTAGGGCAATAGGATCAAGGAAAATAGCCCCACAGGCCAATACCCCTGAGAATGTCAAGGTCCACATTGCATACTTGTAACAGTGGGTTGTGTCAGGCTCGCCTGGTTCATGGTTGGGGTACCGCGTGGGCACAGTTAGCAGCACCATACCCACAATACCCCCGACACAGAACGAGAAGGTTAGGATGCACCACACAAGGTTTAGAATTGGGTTACTCATGGATTATGATCCTAGTCCGAATAAGCGGTTAGACCTGTCTGAGCCCTGGGGCGAAGTCGGCTGCCATTGGGTGTCTTGACTACCAGTTAGGTAGGTGTGCATACCATCGGGCCACTCCCGAGGTCGGATTTGTATGTCCACCTGGGCAGACCGTCTGACACCCGGGCAGGGGGTTAGTGTTGGCGGCAGAAAGACCGGTTTGCATGAGATCCACCAGTACAGGTTCTCATCAGGCACACCCTCCACACCCTCCACCTCAAATAGGAGCCCATCGAGTGTTATTGTGTCCTCGGGCTTCAGATCATAGGTGTAGAACACTGGTATCTTAATGAGGGCCATAAAGCCCCCATGCCCATCGTGGCCGTACATCTCCGCAGTGAACCGCCCAACAATAACCAGGTCTTCCTGACCTTCCACTTCACTCGCAGGGTCAATAGTCATAGACCTTTCAACAACCCGAGCTGTCTGAGCTGTACCCTGGACAAGCACCTTGTCTTTCCCAGGTCCCCAGTGCCACACTTGGTATGGGGAACCATCAATGAGAATGGCGGAGCCTTTCTTAGGCATGGGTCGGTCATGGGACGCAGTACTCAGAATGAAGGTTGAGGCCCCTTCCTTCTCAGTAAACCCGACGGAGGTCTGAGCGAGGGATTTGAAGGACCCCGCAATCATTTCGTGGCAGGGTATTTCTGATGGGGTTTTAATGACCTCGGAGACTAGCATTTCCCATCCCACATCACCATCATAGATATAGTAACCCTGGACACAGAACTCCTCCCCATCAATATAAACGATGCCGCCTAACTCTGGGGTGTAATCCGGGCGAGGGACAACGTCGAATCTGCGAAGCCCCCGCTTGGTATCATCAGGACTGTAGTGTTCCACCGTGGATTCTAAGCGTAATGCCATGACTGGCATTGCATTTCTTCGAGGAACCATCGAGGGTGGGGTGTCTCTACCGTCAAGGGGTGTAGTAATGGTGGGAGTCTTGGCGGACACCAGGGCGTTATAGTCATCGCGGGGTATAGTGATGGTTGTCTCAGGAGGTGGTAACGAATCCGACTTATTGAGGTGCCTCTGAGCCCTCGCCAGGGCTCCCCCGGCCATGACGGCGTGCATCCTCGCATGGATTTCTTTGAGCCTCTGAGCTTCTGCGTCACACATACTGTTTCTCTGACCTCTGAGGTACGAGTACTGGGATGACCGTCAGAGCCAGGCGAGCAGGTTGCATTGCATCCTTAACGTCGAGCACCTTGTAGGCACCCCCATCAATGAGGACATGTTTACCGGCTGATGGACGCTCGCTCCCAAGAGGGAACTGGACCACATGAGTCCAGCCATCGCCATGTTTTGTGTTGCACACACTCGTGAAGTGTTGCGTCGATGGGATTCGCTCCTGCCGAGATTCCATCTGGACGACCTGGTTGAGACTAGACGGCACTTGTCCCATTGGTCCAAATCTCTTAAATGCTTCTTCCAGATTCTCAACAACGGGTGTGACAGCAAAATGGAGGTTATCACTCCCTCGAACACCCTTGCAGATGGCATCCAAGGTGTACGGGTTCCCATCCACAGTAATGGCAGACCCAATATCGGGACGGGTGGTATACACACCAGGATGGACCACTAATATCAGGCGGCCAAAGTCGTCCTTCTGTTTCTGGATGGAGACATACTCCCATACAGGGGTGTCTGAGGTCTGATGGTTTTCCATCAACCGGATGATGTTCTGTAAATCCTTGACAGTGAATTTGGCGTCCCGCTGTGGGCTGAAGTAGTGACCATCAATTTGACCATACTTCAGACCATCTTCGTGAACTGTGATCGTGTGTGTGGGTTCAGCATCCATCTGATCTAACCATCCTGACTCATTAAATTATATGTGAATAAAACACCACCCAGGAGTCCCAGGTGGGTAAGGGTTAACACAACGGGCAAACCCGCGTAGGGTACCCATGTAATAGCAACTGCCACTAACAGCCCAGTGAAGAGGAGGGCGCCACCACCAGCACCCCGGACATCAGCCCAGTCCCCTGTGGTACTCTGACCTGCCCGTTCCCGCTCCCTAACGACGTGTATCTCAATGCGCGTAACAACCCAGAGTACCATAGTCAGTGTGGCCAGCAGGCACCAAATTATCCCTAAACACAAAGCAATCATTTTAGAACCCCTATCGAAAATAGTACCAATCCAAGGGTGAAATATAGCATCCATGAGCCCCATGACCGTATAATCTGGAGACAGATTGCCGATTTACGATAATTTGAGTACCAAGCCGACACCGTTCGGTCGCTGGCTTGGATGCCGAAGTACAAGAGAGATAATATCCACGCAAAATACGTGTCCATTACCAAGAATGTCCATACAACTGTCATGTTACAATTATCTCCACCGAATGATCCAAAATTCACCTATCGGATTCTTGTATGCGGCAGTTACCGAGAGCCCATCAGTCCGAAGTAGGTAAAATATCGCGTCGTCGTTATGCTTGAGAAGTCCCGTCAGCGGGAAATCACGGGAGCTAAGCCCCTGGTCGGCACACTCCCGGAGCACCCCTTTAATCTTCTTGTAGGTGGTCGCCACAGCCTCAGTCTCTAACAACTTCCGCCGCGTAATGTCAATCAGCTCTCGTGCGAAAAGCATCTACCACTCCAAGTTGGTGTAATGAAGGTCAGTGTCATAGGCACACGTGTACTTGGTGACATTGATACCCTCTGCTATCAGGATTATCAATAGGCGATCCAGTTGAGTGGGGTTCAATTCAAATAACCCCTCCGGAAGGCAGCACCATGGTAAGCCCCGTCTGGCAGCTTCCTGCATGCTCTGGACTGTAATTGCATAGGCATGATCAATAGGTCGGCGTTTGGTGGGGGTATCCTTGGAAGCCAACACCAACATATTAAGTTCATCAGCCAGGCTCATCTCGCAAATGCTCCGCAATCAATACAAACGTTATGCCACCCAGCCCGATAAGGCCACCGCCGCTTCCGCCAGTTACAATTACCCTGGCATTTGATTGGGTAGTTTGTTACCCGATGAATAGCTCCCGACTCGTTTTCCCGAGGGTGGTACAAAACCAAATCGTACTCACCCTCGGTTGGCTTGTCAAGTGCCATTATTTGACCGAGTCCTTGACGGACTGGACGCCCTTGTCAACCGAGGCCTTAACCTTCTGGATGTCCTTTTCAATTGACGCCTGGACGGCATCACGTCCCGCGTTAATCTTATCCTTACAGGATGAGATTTCGGAAGTCGTCTCTGACAAACCCTGTTTGAACTGAGTGTAGCTATTACCCATGGAGTATGCAAGCTTAGGAAGCCTGCTGCCAAAGAGTAGGACGGCGATAATGCCAATAATCAACAACTCTGGAGCGCCTGGCATCATGAAAGCAAATAAGTTACTCATCTGTGTCTCCTCAAATAGAAAGTGGAAAGTAAAATGCTTGGGCACCCCAACCTGTCTTCAGGTGTGGTGCCCAAGACTTTAAGACCCTACCCAGTCGGGTAGGAAGTTCAAAATCGCAATGAGTCCAAGGAATGCAGGCATCGACAAAATCACGTACTCGTTACCACTGTACAAGGGGCGTCGGAATCGCTTGAGTCTCTTGTCCATGTGGTTTCGCCAAAAGGCATCGTCAACAACTTCGTAGGTCTCGGACATTGTGTTCTCCATTAAGTTAACTACCCTAAGTATACATCCGATTCTCAGGGATGCAAGTGGAAATCTAGGTTCCCTTGGGAATAACCGCCATATCGCAGTCCACTAGAGGGAATTGTTCATCCTTAAAGGCGACTAAACGTTCAATTGGCTCACGGTTAACAAAGGCGATAAGAGCCCGCTCTGTTTTCCCATGAACATGCTTGTCACCATTACCCCCAGCCTTAACCCCATAGGAGTTGTGTAGGAAGGACCGAAAAAGCACAGCCCCATTATCCAACTTCGAGGATAGCCCCTCCTCTTCACCACTCACGATGTTCATAAATCGAATTAAGACATCCTCAGCCACATAGTAGTATGCCCTGACCAAGGCCGCCCGGTAGGTTGCCCTACCACAACGAGGTTGCCCGGAGACGTGTTCGAGAACAAAGTTAATCCCGTCCTCATATAATTCAAACAAGTCTACTGTCTCCGCCGGTGATAACTTTATCCCGGTACCTTGTTTCTCCAGGGATGGACGAGCGAGAGCCCGCACCAGTTTGGAGGCGGCCGACTTATCACCATGCCCTGCTTCCCATAACTTCTGAGAGGCGGTTCGGTTCCCGACCTGGTCTAGACCTGTTGACCACTTCCGGTCAACATTATAAACCACTTGGCAAGCAAAATCGATCCCTGAAGCAATGCAGGCTGTTAACCGATGCTGACCATTGACCACTGTGCCGTCTTTATCGAGCCAGATGGCATCGTTGGAATACACCCACTCACCTTGGCCCATATACCGGGTATAATTTGTTACGCGAGACTTTGTGAATTTCCGGTTGCACACATTTCGTGACATAAGAACTGTTGCCCGCTTTGGTGTCATGACCTCGACACGAGTGATGATGTCCTCGCAACCCTTAAAGGGGTGTGGGAACGTTTTCCGCTGAGGTGGTATCACGAGTGGGGGTAAGTGAGCAACACTTGGAGGTTTTGGCGAGGACACCACTTTTCCAGTTTTCGTGGGTCGCCTTGTTGCCATGACTGTACTGACCTTCTTTGCCGTGGTCTTCTTACTCTTTGTGGTCTTACTCTTTGTGGTCTTACTCTTTGTGGTCTTACTCTTTGTGGTGGTTTTGGGCATCTTGTGGTCTCCGAAATAAGAATAGTAACTGCTCACACCCTAAGTCTACACCATAATCTGAGAAACGCAAGCCAATTTCTCGGATTATTCTCCGATGTCCACTTTAATAGATCCGGCTGCACCGAACAGCAGGCTTAACATCTCGTGTTTCGAGATATCTTCGTTGCCATTCCACGGGCGGGGGACCAGTAGAGCTGTTCCACCTGCTGCCTCGAACTTCTCGCAATTGACAGGGTGGTCGTCCACCAACAGAGCATCAGGGGATGCCAGAAACTCTTTGTTCCCAGTCATAATGACCTGACCCCATATCCATTCCGGGAGGTTCTCGCGCACCCAGATAGCTTTACCTGAGTAGGATTGTGGATTGAGCGTCGGACGGGTCGCCAGGAAGACATTCTCTTGACCTGCAATACTGACGGAGGTCTTCAAGAGGATATCGCAGATGTCTGTCTTTGTCAGAGCATCCCAGAAGTCCTCAGTGAAGCTTTCCCAGAACACGTCATGATCAGCCGGGACGGCAATACCATTCCCGGCCAGGATGTCCTTCACCCGCATGTTTAGGGGATACTCGTCAATGTGGAGTCCGTAGTAACTAAGAGCTGATAAGTGACAGTTGGTCAGCACGCCATCCATGTCAAGGAAGATTTTCATTGAACAATCTCATCAAAAACAACGGTTTCTATGACAATTGGCACGTACCAAGTGTGCTCGTTATGATTTCGCACCTGAGGAATCAACACATAGTCCCCGTGGACACGGATTGAGGACATCAACACCCTGCTGGATGGATTCCCGAGCCACAATGTAGCTTGGACCCCGTTTGCTAGGGTCAGGGTAAACTCAGGTCCCCACTGACATGTATCATCCTTGTCTGCCCGGTTCCTAATGTCATTGTAAGCAGGCATGTCTTGGTCCTTGTAGACCGGGATTCGTCGTTCCGAGTCCCAATCAACTGCTTTCATTCGGACACTATTGACAAAGATATCCAGACCCCGACCATCCAAGACTTCCCATTCATCAGCCGGGTACTGAAGAAACCAGTCTCCTTGAGAGTAGCCCTGTTCCAGTAGAAAGCTCCGAGGTCCGACAATTCGTAGTTGTGGTTTAATCATGTCATCTTCCTTAATGAGTGTTATCGAGTGGGTCCGTTTATGTCTCTATCATATAGCATATTCGTGAAATCCACGCCGGGGAGACGCAAGTCGTCTAATTTCTCGGGGAAGTCCCAGTTGCCATGCGCATACTTGCTCTCAGGTGGTTTCTCAAGGGTTCGGACCGTATACTCCCCAGTCCAACCCTGGTAATACAGGCAGTCTAACCACCCGCACATGTACCCCTCAGCCTGGTAGTCCACATGGTCGGTCAATACCAGCTCCCCATTGATGTAGAAAGCCTCCCGTGATTGATTGTAGGGGTCAATCAGTACCCAAGTAACTTCGATTGAATCAAGATTTATCATCTTAGACTAGTAACCCCGCTGGCTTGTTCTCGTTAGACTCAAGTGTGTCTCGAACCTGATCGAGGTTCTGGAATCGTAGAATCTTACCGTCCTCGAAGACAGTCTCCAAGATGCCGCCCTGTTCCTGTTCTGGGGTGACATTCTGGAGGGTCTTGTATTGAGTCCCCAGTTCGGTTTGGTATCGTTCCAATCTGAGTAGACCCTTCTTGGACGTCTTAGTCGTGTCCGTCTTCGGCTTCTTCTCGACGGGTCTTGGTTCACCGTTGACTTCACAGTACGTGGCTTTGAGTGCCATGCCCAGTGTGTCGCGGGACCAGTTGTTAAGTAGTAAGCCTCCGCTTCCGAACAGGATGTTCTCGGTGCTGTAGCCCATACCCATCAAGCGGCTGAGAATCTGCTGGGCGCGTTCGTAGAAGATAGCGTCCCCATAGAGGCAACCGACATGAGGATCGAGGGTTTTGTAGCCAAGTTCGTTGGTTGTGGAGCCAAATCCCTTCTCAAGGAGGCGAACAACACCCATTTGCTCTTCAATTGTCTCGCCAGCAGGATCACCACAGATAATGTTTGGCGGGTCACCACTGTCCGGTCGAACGACCCACTTGCCATCACGTTCCATGATTCGGTCGTGGAAATCAATGTTGTAGTATTGACCAACTGCCTTAAATAAATCATAGGTGTCGCTGACTACGGATATTATACCTGACGGGAAATTGTCCAGGAGATGTTTGATAGCAGATTTATCGTCGTTGTCTGTGCTGTGTGTACACATGACCGAGTGTTCACTCGCCGGGACCGAGAGTCCAATGGGTCGGTCACAATTCCCTGCATCATAATGCTGCATGAGAAAATCGACAGCGGGGAGATTGTCGGTGCCCGTAAAGGATAGCAAGTGGGCAGCACCAGCAATCCGGGCCGCTTCATCGCTGTCTGTACCTCGATACCCAAAGTCGTGCATCTGGAACGGGACAAAGTCCGTGTGTCCGGCTGACTTTTGAGCAAGTCCTGAGAACATTCTAAAGAATCTGTAGGAGTTTGCGGCGACTGTAATAGGTAACCACACTTTAAGGAGGAGTGACTCAACATACTGGACGAACCAGCCAAAGTCAGGATCAGTGTTTGTTAAAGTGAGCATAACATGTTTAAGAGGCATGACGGTCCCTTCAGGGACTGCCTTAATTCTCAAGGGCAGATAGCCGAGGTCAGCTAAGTCGCGGAACTTCTGCATATTCACAGATCCAGGACCATTGACATGGTTAAGGATTCGTTCTAAATGGTCCACATCTGAGTGGGTGACTGCCCGACTAAAGTACTCTTTCAGGTAGTATTGAAGCCCAAAGAACACAGAGTAATCTAAACCATCTGTGCGGGACCCTCGACATTCCAAATATGAGTAGGACTTGTTGGTCCCCGGAACCATCATTTCTTTATGCTGAACTTTATAGTCGTCAGTGCTTACAAGTAAGTTAGGCATTATTCAAGACTTTCTAAATAAAGGAGATAGGCTTCGTTTGCGTCTTCTGCTGTTTTGTAGCAGCCAATGTACTTACCCTTGTACCGGGAGTTCCATGGGCTTGTACTCGACTTGGTAGCATACACACCTTTGAACCCGCTGGTGTTTGTGCTCCGCATTGGGCGTTGGTTGTTTGTCTGTTCTTTCTGGGTAGCCCACCGGCAATTTGCTGGACTATACCCTTTGTCATTGTCAATTCTGTCAATTGACAAATGCTTCTTGTACCCATTGGCGAGAGCCCATGATTGGAACACTTCAAAACACTTGGGACCCAGCCACTCCTCACAAATTGTGATCCCGCGACCACCATAATGTTTGTAGTGTGGCACCTTCTCATTATAGCACCGGGACTTCATGGCACACCAGATACGATACACCCGTGTCCGACACTGCCCATGTCGATGGTTGAAGTTACTTGCACCAGCTCCACTTGCTAAGCAACCACATGATTTGGTATTCCCGTTACTAACGTCTCGTGAGTGGTGCGTACTCCCCTTGTTTCCACAATCACAGTCGCAAATGACATAGGGCCTCTCCCACTTCACAATCGTGAGCTTCCCGTACTTCGTCCCGGGGCTGTAATCATACTTGTAAGTCTCGCCTCTTCCCACAACTACTCCCTAATCAAAAGGTACTAAAGGAGGATTGTATTCGATGTCCCACGCCGATTCACGAATCGTATTCGTATCCCCAAATGAGCGTACACACTTTGCATAGCGATTTGGTGGGGCAGATCGTAATTCGTCGTCCCACACTGGAAGTCCATTCATGAAGTAGACGTCTTTATTGACTTGGTTGTACTCCATACAGGTGTACTTCCCACCCCACCCGGAGGACTGTAGCACGGATAGCCAGGCGTCAATCCGCTTGATTGTGTCGTTCGGATCCCAATGCCCGCCGTCAGTCAGGTGATGGTTCACATAGAGTCCAATCAGCGGGTGGCACTCCTCGGGATTGACCACAACCAACGTGATTCGTATGTCTTTGATGTCAGCCATTGTTTAATCAAGCTCCGCAGGGAATTGACGAAAACCATTCTCGACACCACCACATAAAAGAACTTCATCCAAAGTGTCAGGCATGTCAGCATAATCTTCACAAAACTCATACGAGTAAATACCAGTCAGAAACACCTGCTCATAGGGACCGGTCCACCCCAACTCCCATAACAAAGTCATACTCTGTCGGGCAGCATCCTTACCAACAGCTTCTAGCTCACCACCCACATACAGCCCACGCCGCTGCCGGGTATCATCGTCAATTACAACGTAGACCACTTCGATTTTATTAAGATTCATTTCAGTCAAGCTCCTCAGGGAATATGCAAGCCCCAGATTCGAGACAGCCACCATCTAACAATTCCTCAAGGGTGACAGGCATGATCATGTACTCTTCGCAGAGAAGATAAGCCCCTAATCCGTTCATGTACATTCGCTCGTAGAGCCCAGACCACCCCGATTCATAAGACGCAGCCATCGCCAACCGACAGCCCTCAATACCAACAGCTTCTAGCTTATCATCGATGTAGAGCCCACGCCGCTGCCGGGTATCATCGTCAATTACAACATAAACGACTTTAACGTAATCAAGATTCATCAGTCAAGCTCTCCCGAAAATACACAAGCCACATGCTCGACACGCCGATGTTCTAACAAATTCTCAAGACTGTCAGGCATATGTGCATATTCTGTATAGGTCAAGTAGGCACTTAGTCCATTCATGTTGATGCGTTCGTAGCGACCAGACCACCCCGATTCAAGGGACGCAGACATGGCTTTCTGGATGCTGTTGAAGCCCGTGGCTTCTAGCTCACCATCAACATAGAGGACATATGCCTGCCGGGTATCGTCGTCAATTACAACATAAACGACTTTGATTGCATCAAGATTGTGCATATAACCGTTCCTTCTCGCGATTATTTGCTGCCACTCGCTCAACTGTAGGTCCATGCCAGGTTGTTGTACTCTGATGCCAAGGGAACTTCGAGAAGTGATCAGGGAGGACCCACTGACTACCAGTAAAGAACCTCTTGGCGTAGTACCCTTTAAGTACGCGCCGCCCATAATCGCCATCCCACCCAAATTCGGTTAGGCATTCCATCCACTTCTGATTTATGCACTGGCAGACTTCGTAGGCGAATTCACCGTTAACCCTCAGCTCACCGTCCAAATACAAACCCGCCGCTTTGAGATTCTTGTAATGAATCTCCACCACCTGGACAGTACTGTGTTTGAAGTCACTGTAGCCACTCATAATTCAACGCCTCGGTCTGTTAAGGCAACAATTGCAGCCGAGTAGCCGTACCACTCATCCAGCCCTTGTTTGAACATCTCCTCCATCAGTGCCCGGTCAGACTGGAAACGTTTGTACTGTAGTTCCGGAATTGAAACCATAGCTGGCGTCGCTTCGGAAGCCACGATGTACTGGTAGGTACAATCCCCAATCTCCTGAGTGGGGTCCATTCCCATCTTCCTAGAATACAACTCCTTTAGAGGGATACCTGAGGCAATGTTAATTGATGCCTGATTGGCTGCCTCATTGTGTCCGCCCCAAGTAACCACCCCATGATCTTCGAGTGCGAACAGGTAGTGAGCAGCCTCTTGGAGTACCATGTACTCCGTCTCGGGTATCGTTACTGTGTTCATCCCACCTCCTTGGATGTTATGCCTGGAATCTGGTCGTCATCTGCGGCTTCGTGCTGTTCACATGCAGTGTTAAAGGCTTCATCGTACCCTTCCCAATCGCGTACGCCATTATGATACAAACTGTTCAAGATTCGGGTCGCAAAGAGGTAGCCTTTGTAGTCTGCCTTCAGTATCGTTACTGTTTTCATACCACCTCCTTGGGTGGTATGCCTGGAATCTGATCACCGCCTGGGGCATGGTAGTTCTCGCGTGCCTTATTGAAGGCGTCATTGTAGCCCTCCCAGGTTTGCACACCATAGGTATACAAGCTCTCCAGAAGGTGATGATTAAAGCAGAGAACTTTGTAAGACTCCTCAGATATTATCTTATCTGGCATCTTTCTTACCATCTTTGAAATACACGTACTCGACCGCGTAAGCATAGCCGTCCCAGTGGTGGACGCCATGCCGACGCATTGCTGCTAGAAGCTTACTATCCTCCACGAGTTTGTCAAGGAGTCCTTTGTTCACTTCCACCATTCTGAGGGGATCATTGGTGTCCTGAACCTCTAAGGTCCGCCCCTGGTTATGAACTGGGTGGGACTCACAATAGCCTGTCGCCTGATTGTCCCGCACATCATGGGGCGCGCGGGCGGGTCCTGGGTTGTTTTGGTCATTTGGAATCATCGGATGGTTTTCTCTCGTTGAGTTCTTTGAGCTTCTCTTCGCTTCCCACAGAGCCGCCTGCTCTGGACTGACAAGGGATTCGTTTGTCACCAGTGTTGGAACTTCATCCGAATGTCCTGCCTCACGCCGCCGCCCCTCAGCTTGGAGACGGCGAGCCTTCTCCGTGAGAGATTCAGCCGTCTCTACATCCTGGGGACGTCCACACTCGCCTGCCATACTAACGGCTAGTTCGTAAAGTTCCCACTGAGAAACACCAAGATTGCGCAGAGATTCTACCAGATTCTGGTAGTATTGCAGTTCTTTGTACGCTTTTCGCGAGATGGTGATGGTTTCTTTAGACATAATACTCCGAGCGGATTTTAACCAGAATCACACCTGGTTGGGCCTTGAATGACCCAGTTGCGTATACATGGGAGAACTTCTCGACAATGTGATCTGTCCCCTTCGAGAATATGCCATGGGTGACGTAAAGCGACTGACCGGAGGCTCCTGCTTGTTGGATAACGTCCGCAAGTCCCAGAAATGTACCTCCTGCGTCGGCCAAATCATCGATCATAATGCAATGATGGGCAACTGGGTCGTCCGGGTCCCCATCCAGTATCTTGAACCCAGTGATTTTACCCGTCACTGGGTCCCGGGTCTTGTCACACTGGATTACTGGTAACAGGATGTCTTCTGTATCAGCGAGATACTGCTGAAGCTTCTTGATCTTCTTTGCTGCCCCTAAGTCCGGAGCAACCAGAGCGATGGGATCACTAAGGTTCTCTACCAAATCCATTACTGCTGCTGCGGCAATCTCATGCTGGTGAATGACCTCAACATTCCTGATAAGAGCTGGGCTCACCAGAGAATGTGGGTCCGCAACAAGGACCCGGTCAAACTCAAAGGTGTTCAACAACCGAGCGAACACATCGATGGACAGTGGATCGGACTCGACGAAACAAGTGTCCTGTCGGGCATACGGGATGAAGGGCATCACGAGCGTCATGGAGCCAACCCGAGCCCGGCGACAGATATTGACCGCAAGACCTAGCTTTATGAGGTCGCGACCCGAGGGTTCGTTGTAAACGATGGTTACATCCTCACCGGCTTCCAAGCCACGGATACGGATGTGCTGTTCACCGGTTGGGAATGTGATGTGGTCGACTCGGTCGTCTTCCTGTTGACCATGCAAATAAATCAGTCTCATATGTCTAAATCCTTATCCTGTACGGGAACCTCAGGGATTTGAAAACGTTTACGTAGTTCGTGACCCTCACACCAGGGTTTCCCAGGTAGCCGAGGGTATGGACACTTCAATTCCTCGCATCTCCCGGTTGTTTTCGATTTCATGGCGGTCGCGAGGAGTTGCTTATCCGCATACTCCAGATAGGCTGTGGTACACGCGACAGTTGCCAACATTAGAAGGATGACCACGCTCAGAGGTATCATGTGTCTAAATCCTTACAGGGGTTTCGCAGTCCATGTTTCTTACACCACACCGTACCAGGGACTTGGAGGTACGGGCAATCTGTCTCTTCACACCATAAGTATACGCTAGATTCGGAGTTTGTCAAGAGTCTCTGCCCATTATAGTACCCCAGAATCACAAGTGCGAGAAATGGGTGAGGAATAGGACTACTGTCAGGGATATGCACCTCAGCATGACCCAAGTCATTATGCCACTGGCACCTTCACACCACAATATGCCTCCAGGAGCGAATTAAATTCCTCGGCGTGGATGAGCTGAGGATACTTGTTCCAAGCAGCTTCACATTCTCGAAGGTAAGGAGCAATTTGCCTTGCCTGAGTGGCATCGGCCTTATCACTGATTAAGATTGCGTTTAGATGATCACACTCATGCTGGAGCACACGAGCCATTGGACCAGTGAACACTTCATCTAGGTTGTTGCCATACAAATCCCAAGCAGTCAACCGAACTTTCGTATGTCTCTTCACCCGGATAGGCTCACAGTCAAGGAGTGAGAGACAGCCTTCGAGCTTCGACTCAATCTTTCCAAAGGGTTTAATCACCGGGTTAATGAACGCGGCCTCGTTGTCTTTGTCGATCTTAACGACGACCATACTGAAGGGTAATCCAACCTGGTTGGCAGACAAGCCGGCACCTTGTTCGGAAACCATCGTTTCCGCCATTTTGGCAGCGACGTTGCGGATGTGGTCATCAACTCGTAGGAGCTGATGAGTCTTGAATCGTAGAGATGGGTGTGGGTAGTTGAGGACTTCCAATTTACTTCTCCTGAGGTATAATTTCCGAGATAACGAAACCTGGGTCTCTATCTGGAGGGGAACGCAGACCTAACAGTGGATATGGCTTGGAGGCATTTGCCGAACCCCTCACAGAAAACAGTGTGGGACTCAGCCTCGGGGACCTCAGGGAAACTCACAGTCACTAGAAACTGCTGTGATATGCCCTTTCGCTGACTAACCCATAGACCAGGTTCCTGGTGAATTGTATAGTACCGACGTTCCCGATCTTCTTGGGTGGGGGTGCGGTCACATTCCGTAGCTTGAAGGGTACTCTGATGGTCGAGTGTGTAAGAAGGCATTTAATTCCCTGGTGTGAGAGCAGATTTTACAAGCGCAAGAGCTTGGACATAACGTCCGGGGCCCCTACAGGAAATGGTATGGTGCGTAGGTCCACCCACCCCAGTTAATTCAAAGGACACGCGGAACATATTTGGATCCGATTCCTTCTGCAAACCCCAGACAGGGTCCTCGTCCAGGATTGTATGGTATGGGGAAGAGTCGGTGGTATCCTCGGGCATGGGTATCAATCCACCATTCTCCGTCATCTGGTAGGTAGACATGTCATTTCTTCTTTCTGGGGGACTTCGTTCTGGAGTTCTTCGCGGGGAATGCCGTCCTGACAAGTTTCAAGGCTTGGAGCAACTCACCCGGGGAGTTGCAAACAATGTAGTCCCGTCTATCCTCGAAGTAGCCAAAGGCGATTAGGTAGACTGCCTGCGTCCCTGCGCGGAACCCTACCCAATACCTCTGGGTGTCTTCAAGTGTCGTGTAGCGGGTGGTGTCCAGAGTTGTATCTACGGCGGGGTCACGGATGAGCTTATCATCCAGCATTGTGTATGCGGTTGCCATCTGAATTCCATAATAGGGTAATAAAAAGCGGGGTGGTGAAGCCTGCCACACCACCCCGCAACTATTTATCGGCGTAAGTCAAACCGATAACAACTCTTCTCAAGTCAACTTATTCATCATCTGCGTCTTCGACAACAGGTTCCAGAATACCATTGGATTTCAGCAACCACATGTTGATGAGGTTCTCCATGACGTTTCCGCTCCCACCAGAACCACCGCCGCCAACCATCACGACACCAGGTGTCTTGACTTTGGCGAGTGCAATAGCGACTTTGACATCTCTGTCTGCTTTAATCTCAGCAAGGACACGCTGGGCTTCAGTGATACCACCGCCAATTTCGATCTCCTGCTGTCGAGCCTCGGCAGACGAGATAACAGCTTTCTTATCAAGCTCAGCCGTTTCAGCGTTGATTCCCGCGATGTCTCGAAGCGTTTCACTTTCAGTCTTCAGTTGCAAGGCAACCTCGACTCGCTGTTCCGCAGCAATAACTGCCTGACGTTTGGCGATCTCGGCAACTTCTTCAGCCTGGGTAGCCTGAATCAAAGCACGTTCCTTCTTCTGATTCTCTTCAGCTTGAATCTCCGCGACTTGGCGGCGACCCTTCTCTTGGATCATCAGACGGGATTGAACTTCTTCTTGTCGCTGAGCTTTTGACTTCTCGGCATTGAGGTAAGACTCTTTCTTAGCGGCAAACTGCCGAAGGGTAGCTTCATCATACTGGGTCTCGGTGATCGAGAACTGCATGATTGTGATACCGTAGGATTTCAGTGGCGACGTCTGGATAACGATGGGCTGTCCATCTTTGTTGTTGACAATCTGTGTGGCATTCACAACAGCCTTCTTCTCTTTAGTAACCCGATTCCCGTCTTTGTCGACACCTGCGTCAACAATCTCAGTCAAATCATCGAGTGTGATCTTCGTTCTACGCATCTTGTAGAGACCATTGGCAAGCTGAGCTTCCACAATGTGGTTGAACTCGGCCTTACGAGAGGCTTGATTCTCTGACGCGGACATCACAGGTCCACTGGCTTTGATACAATTGACGAGGTGGGCTCGAATTGCAACCTTGATACTCGCGAAGTTACCTTGGAAATCTTGATGCAACTTACGCCGTTTCACAGGGTCTGATGGCATCTGGACTTTCACATAACTCGAAACCTGAGCGGTGCCCGAATCATTGAATGTAACGCGAATCGAAGTATCCGTGGGGTCCCCTTCGAGAGGGTGTGCCGAATAGGCGCCTTCGAGGGTCCGAGGATAATTGGTAATCGTCGCAAAGCCTTTGTAGTAGTAACCTGGTTTGTCCTGGATACGGACAGAGCCGGTGACGCCTTGGACAACTTGGTAATTCTGATCAACATTGTAACCGACGGCTCCAAAGAAGACGCCAAGTCCGAGTAGTAATGCAATAATTACGGCACCACCTGCCGCATAGAGTTTGATTGTACTTGAAGTACGCATTGTCGCTGTTCCTTTAAGATTTGTTATGGGGTCGTGATCGTCTAATTTCCTGCATCAGACTCTCGGAAGCTTTACGCTTATCAAAAGGTGGAGACGCAGGAGGAGTCTCGGATGATTCAATCAACGGATCAGATACCCGATTGATGGCGTTCGAGATACGGGAACTGGTTAGAGCCCAGATAAATACTCGAAACAGGACGTAAGCAAATGCCAGAGACATGAGAAGCATGCCTGGCCAGCGGAGTAAGAACATCATACTACCTCCTCATGGCACAGTTTGATTAGTATTTCATAGAAGTGTCCTTCAGTAAGGGTTCCAGGGGAAAAGTAACTCGTACACCCCTAGTCTACCTGAGGAAAGGACATCTGTCAAGTTTAATTCTGACTTGGGTTGATATCCCACCAGAATTCATCGTCCTCTGGTGGTTGTGGATCAGGTTGTGCCTCAAGTAGCTTGTAAACCAGGAGGGCAGATCGGACGCTTGCGTTACCCCCGGTGATGGCCATCACGACCCTAAGGATACCAGGATTCTCTGTGGCCATTTGTTCAATCCACCTGGGGACCGTATCAGGATCGCCATTTAATTCGGCGGTGAGCCTATCAAATGCCTCCTCGGGGAGTCGAGGGTGACCAGGTTTACTCATGTGTGTCTCCAGTTAGTCCAAAGTCTTTGTTCATCTGGTCAGCTTCCAGTTGTGAATCCAGCATTTTGTATACCATGGAGGCCACAAGCAGGGACGACTTAGACTCGGAGGGTAACATGTCCAAGACATAGACGATTTGTGGGTTCTCCCGGCACAACTTGGCAACCCAGTCATGTATCTGCAAATCCTTAGACATGGAGGCTAGCATGCCGTCGAGGGTTGCGGAGGTGATTGTTGGTAAGTGCTGTTTAGCTGACATCAAAGAGGGTCCTTGTCTGAACATCCAGAAAACCGATTTGCCCGACGTCGTCCGAAAAGGTAATCTCGTCGCCAACCTCTAGCACTGTGGATTTACCACCATCGCCGTCGCCAACACTCAGGATGAGAGCAACCATACCCTCAGCAATTTTATCATTATCCGCAAAAACCTGTTCGACAACACGGCAAATACTCCCGAGACAGGGTTCCTGAGGAAAGAGAAGCTTGGTCACCAAGTTTCGCACTTGAATTGTCACTTCAAAGAGGATAGTCATTTGGATACCCCTGAATCTTAGGGACCCAACGAAGGAGTGTATCTCCCTTAGGACGGATGGGGCTCGACACCCTTTGCGGGGGCTTGCTCCTGAGAATGTAGGGTGGTGATTTTGGATCACTACTTCCTAACTTCAGTTTATCACCCAGAACAATCTTAATCCTTGATACGTTGGTCGCGAGGGTGGTATTGAGGACGGCATTAGAGCGGTGGAGTATCCCCACGATACGACCATCCTTACCTGTCACAGGTCCACCACTGCTCCCTCGCCAGGCAGCATGTCCTTCTAACAGAAATAAGTCAGGAGATTCCCCAGCTTGCTCCTGGGTGGGTACATACCGGGTCTTGGTCATGATACCCTCGCGGGCACGGTACTCATAGTCAAAACCAAACCCATGGGTTGTGTATGTCTGAGTTGGCTGGGGGTCGCTGCCAAAAGGAATGGGTTTCAGCTTGGTGGGGTGTATTTTGAGCAGAGCCACGTCCCAGATTTCGTCTTGATGGATAACGGCCGCAAAGCTCCGGGAACCATCCGCAAATCGCACTTGGATGGAACGGTCATTGCCAATCTCGTCCTGCCGACGGCGGGCCACCACATGCCAATTCGTCAGAATCTGGGTGGGTGAAACGATAAACCCTGATCCAAACGCATCTGGGTACCGGTCCCCATCAGTGTGGATATAAATGCGAACCACAGATTGGTGAATCTTAGGCTCATGCTGGGCAAGGGCAGGTGTCACGACTAGTAATGCGAGGAGGAAGAATACTGCTTTCATGGGGTTCCTAACTGAGAGAGGGTCTGAAGTAACATCGTGAATTGTTGGAATTTGTGTCCATACTTATCCAGTATCTCGAACAGGGAGTAATTGACATCCCAGCTATCCGAGTTATCCAAGTCTTCGATTTCGGTGACAACTTCTGAGATGAGGTGGGTAAGCAGTTCACCTGCCTTCTTGTGGGCTTGGAAACATCGTTTCGACAGATCTGAGTTTGTGGTCTTCCACTGGGAGTTCTGGCGACCTTGGCCATTCTGACGAAGCGCGGTGGCAGTCATCAGGGCCTTCTGCTCAGATTGAACGGATAGAAGGGCTTTCAAAAGTGTGATTATCTCTTGAGTATCACTCATTTGGCGTCCCCTGATTCAGTATCAATAGCCAGCCCAATGATTCGTTGAATTGGACCATCAACTTCACCCCACCGGTGTGGCTCACTGACCATCACCAGGAAGTACCCTTTGGCGCAGGTCACCCTCCACACAATGTCGAGTTTCAGCAACTCTAGGACCACATTGTGAATTTGTGGATGCCCACCCACCATAGTGTACTGGCCCCGACCTGGTCCAGTGTATGCTTCCTGAGGGAGAAAGGGGTGATCCACCTCGACAATCTTCATGTAGCAACTCTTGGACTCATGCAACTTCATACAAGGGGTCTCTCTTACAGAGTTTCAAGAAAGTGGTGATTGCTTTAGTCTGCTCTTTATGCGTGAAGTTCTCTGTTATGGCACCCATACAGACTTCTGTCGCATTTACTTCATCACCAACGGGGTGGTCCCAGTACACCAATTGGTAGGTGCAGGTTCGCACGTTAGCACCTATCCGCAAAATGAAGCACTCCGATAGTTCGCAATGCACCATTGCAAATTCCATTGGCTCCACCTCTGGGTCATGCCACTTTGCCATGAGTGCCTTCTTGACACCAGCCGCCCCAAAACGGGGTATGGACTGCCCGAAGTGGTCAGTTAAGGATATCTTTGCCATTATTTATTGTCTTTCGCGGGTATTATCACAAAGGCTTTGATTTTCGACCGCTTTGACCGCTCACCAAGGTATATCGAGAAGCCTTTCTCGCAAGCTTTTCGGGAGGTCCAGACCTCAGCCGCTGTTTGAGGACCCCAACTTGACAAGTTGAATAGTGTCTTCCCAAACCAATCCTTACCAACAGGGTCGTACACCATATACACCTTCACTGGTGGGGGTGTATACGGTGGATATATGGGTGGGGCTGTGGTTAGGGAGTTGCGTACTGGGTCGGCTGGGATCACTTCCAAATGGAGTTCGACACCCGCGCGTGCGCAGACAGTCTGAGCACGGTAGATGTAACGTGATTCTTTAACCAAGTCACGCACCAGAAGGATTAGAGCGGGTTTCTTGTTTGTCACCACACCATAGTATAGAGCCTGCCCGACACCCTCGGCGTACTTCCGAACCCAATCTACTTCGTAGGCGTGGGTGTCATTGAGCAGGTCCACCCGGGTGTGATCCCAGAGTTTGACCTCAACTTTGGCATTGTATTTTATGGCAATGCGTTCTGCATGTTCCCGCTCGCCTGGTTTCTTCCCCGCGAAACTAAATGTAACCATTAGGAGGGCAAGCACCAAGGAAACTAGGGACATTGAAAGATACTTCATCTTAGGACCTCGGGAGTTGGATTGAGCGGTTCAGGTCCGCATTCATACTTGTTAAATACTGAGGCATATCATGGTCGGTCACCATGTGGCGCCACCGCCACCATGAGGGGTTTCCGATTTGTACTTCTGTCCCTACATGGGTGTTTCGCCGCCAGTTGAGCACTGAGGGTATAATATCGTTACCATTAACAAAACGGACGAGATTATCTGACCAGGGGAGCTTATCTTCCAGGAGGCCACGCCGGTGACTATAAGGGGCAGGTGACCCAAACACGCACACTTTGTTTAATTGGATATTGTGGACATGGGTGGCTTCCCGGTGAATCAGTGTGGCGATTGCGCCCCCAAGGCTGTGCCCTGCTAAGCTCAGACAACAACCTTCACCAGGGCAATAATGGTCCAGATAAAACTCAGTCACCTTTGGGTATATCCGTTGGAACAACTGAAACCACCCCCGGTGGACACCACCAGTGCTCTTACTACTCACACGGAAGTTGTATATCCAATCCCTAATGTCATCAGTGCCCCGAATAACACAGGCAAGGTTACCAGGCCACTTCACGAGATAGAAGACCATAGGACCTTCTTCGACTTCCACCACCTCGACCCCTTCGCGATCCCTCCAGGGGTACCAGGTGTAGGTGGATTTACACATCTCAGCTAAGAGTGAATAGTCGTGGATACTGGGCATTATTTTAGCTTCAACAGAGCATTCGAGGACGTTAGGTACTCCAGACGGTTGGTCTTGAGTGAGTCTGACAGAAGATCCATCGCGACTTGTTTCACCCGAGGTCCGGATGCCTTGTCCATCGACATACCATTGCCGCCACCATAATGGATTTCAAAGTCTGTCACGGGGGTCAGCCATACGTCGTTCGAGACCCTCTCCAGGGTCTCGTACTCGGCGGTAAGGGCAACAATCTTCTCTAAGTGCCCTTCGATTTTACGCCCCTTCTGGTTAATGGCCTCATTGGTGGAAGCCAATAAGTCCGGGAGGCAGGCGGCCAGCTCCTTAATCAGAGCCTCGTCAACAGTTTGACCCTTCTGGGTCTTGAAGAACTTGTCCAAATTGATTGGCATTTTACACTCTTTCACTGGGTCAGGAAATAGTCAGAATGGTCTTTGAGCCACCCCTGACACTCAGGACTGTGCAGAAAGAACAACAATCGACCTACAATCCTATTATCGTTTACATTGGGGTCCCCGTCAAGGGTTTGGACCAAGTTTCCACGTCTTTTACCCCTAAAATTCAAGATCGGCTCGCCACTGATGTCAGTACTAACCATTGCTGGGCTCGTCCAGGCGGAAATGATCGGGTTGTAACTCATCGTTGTGGACCACCACAAGTGAGAAATACTTAGCGCCAATTCGGATTCCAATCATTTCTACGTGGGGCTGGGACTTTAAGTAATCCACTGCATCCCGGACTTCGGGGATGTTGTACTGACTGGAATCCATCCCAGGGCGTAGAATGACCTGCTTGACGGTAGGTGTCTTCGTAATAATTCGGTACTGTCGCATGTGTGTGTCTCCAGAGTTAAGGGATATCCTCTAGGATAACCTGCACAAGGTGGGATGTCAACCCGTTGTGTTGGACTTTAATCCCCTCGATTAGCGTATATAGAGGCACCCTAGGGTAGGGGTTTAACCATTAAAACCGAAATACTTTGGATACTTTTGACTATTTTACCGATTATGCCATTATTCCGGGTCGAAAGTGTATCTCACCGTTATAGTATAGTGTACAGTAAATTGGGGACACACTTTTCAGCAGGAACATCATGGAACGAGTAAAGGACGCCGACGACAAACGTAGATGCCGGGCGTCTGGTTCAGATGGTGGTCAGTGTTGGAATATTTCCGCTGAAGGGTTCGAGTACTGTCTCAGGCACGGGGGTCGGAAGAAAACCCTCCAAGAGACACAGAATTACCTCACCGAACAGTTTGAGCGTCGTCTCATCCTGGAGGGCAAGGATGGCGATGAAATTGCATTATTGCGGGAAAACCTGATGCAGCTCAACATGATGTTGGTGGCCCGCACCCAGCTTATCACTGATGAGGCTACGCTTCTTGTCCATTCGGCGCCCATCGCCGAACTTCTGATGAAATCTGAGAAGGTCACTGTCTCTCTAAATCGACTTGCCATGTCTTCTGGACTCCTCCTGGCCAAGCCAGCCCTAATCACATGGGGTCAACGCATCGTTCAGGCTATTTCTGAGATGGTTGAGGACAAGTACGATGGCTGGGAGGACGACCTCATCAAGTTGAGCGACATTATTGCAGGTATCATCTGCCAAACCCAAAATACTGAGGACCTCAAATGAGCAAATCCCCATATGATGGCTTAGTCCCTAAGCCAGAGACCCCAAATATCCCAAATATCACAATCATTACACCCCCGGAGCCCCCAATGACCAAACCCATCATTAAGTCTAAGACCTTCTGGGTCAATCTTCTCACAGTCGTCGCAGGACTTGCGGCCACCGTGAGTGGTAGTGACCTCATCCAAAACAACCCAGAATGGGCAACCATGGCAGCGACCCTCATCGGTGTCCTCAATATTGGTCTCCGATTTGTCACCAAGTCCGCTGTCACAATCAAATAGTCCCTGGCGACCCACACCACAATGAAATAACCTCTAGTGGGACTCGCCACAATCCACACTCAAAGGAATACCATGCCAAAACATGTTGCCGATACCTCCCCTAGTGGGAAGGCCCGAGAAGAGAGCCGGCAGGAAGCAAGCATTGCTGACGCCCGTAATGGTTCACCCCTAGGATCCAGTAACACCTACAGGGATGCCCCGAATGCTGCGGAACCTACGGAAGGGACTATTGAGCGAAATGTGTTCAATAGCCACCCTGGACAACCAATTCCACCAGGGTCCACGAGTGATACTGGTCGATTAAAGCCCTAAGTTGAAAGTCTGTAAGCTGTCAAAGCAAACAAACACAACCCCTGAAGTGGGGACACCCCCGCTTCAGCGGTTTCTTCAAAATCGGAAACAAGACAATGGCAAATCTGCACCCCCGATTCACGTCTCCCAAGCCACTGCCTCGGGATCCCCGAGTAGCACCCAATGTAGCCACGGGCGCCAGGCGTGCTTTGGAGCCCAGTTCACCCAATATACCGATAACATCCCAGAACCCACTGCTACACCCCAGCGTTCTTTTCGCGCACCTACCAAAACCAAACCCACACCAAAGCCAGAGGTGACCCCACGGATAGAGGGTCAGTGTGCTTGTGGCAAACCAGCACACGTTATTTATTATGACCGTTGTGAGAACTGTTTTGCGGAAGACACTGAACGATGGCACGGAAACAACCAAGCAGTGCTTCTTCTCTGGTAAACCTACCATATGGCTCCCGGCAATACTGGGAAGGTCAGTATGATGCACTCGTTGACTGCACGAGAATTCTGAGAAAACTCGCTAACCAACCCCAATCAACTGAACAACTGAATCGCCTAGCAGCGGCTATCGAAACAAAAGCCCGACTCCTAGCATTTAATAAACTCGGAGAGCGTCCCAACCCCACCGAGCCCCCAGAAGTCAAACCCTAGAGCAATGGTGTATTGGTGGCACGGGTGGTTTTGGTCCACTAGGACAGGGTTCGATTCCTTGTTGCTCTGCTCCCACCCTAAGGAAAACATATGTCCCGCCTGAGTAAAATCAAACTGCTTGTTGTTGCCCTCACCATCTCTGCCACAATTATTGGATATGGTACCATCACAAACTGGGGTTTCGCCGCTGAAACACCAACACACCATGGGCACCCTGACACTTCAATGCAGGTCTATGGCGATGCAGATGACCAAACCCCTCGCGAAGACAAAGCTGAGGTAGTTATCCAAGGACCAGACAAAGTGAAGGTTGGGACCCTAATTACCCTCGATCTATCTGGCAGCCTTGGTGGTGGATTTGATTATGAGGTGGAGCCCAAACCCCCTGGTCTCCGTACGTTTGATGATGGACGGATCATTGTGTGTGGTACAGGTGCCAAAGATGTGACTTATACCTTTATGGTTTCGTGTGCTCTGGGTGGCGATTCTGATATTGCTATCCACAAAGTCCGAGTCACTGGTGGTCAAGCCAACGGACCCCCACCAAAGCCAGGTGAGGACCTCCAGGCAAAGGTGCTGGATTGGATCGAAGATGTGGAGAGCCCCTCCAAACGTGATGACGCAATGAAGCTGGCACAGTCCTTCTCCTCAATTGCCATCATTATTGACCAAGACACATTCACCACACCCGTCGAGATTATCCAAGCAACAGCCACCTCGAATCGAGACGCACTGGGGACTCGGGTTCAAGCCTGGGCACCCCTTCTGGACTCCCTCATGTTAGAATTACGAGCCATGGCTCAAGATGGGAAGCTCTCAGATGTGAAATCCCATGCCTTCGTTTGGAAAGAAGTAGCACAAGCCCTCCGGGACTATGCCCGGACCGCAGAATAAACGCAGAATAAATGGACCCCACAACTTGAAGGGATAAGACATGGTTTCTAGGCGAGACTTCCTCAAAACAACCACGGGACTCGCCACGGGACTCGCCGCAGGTCTCCTCCTTCCAAAAGAACTCCTAGCTGGTAGTCGCCCTGTCTATGCGGGTTGGAAGCCAAACAAACGAGCAACCGCTAAGTTCAAGTCACAGAACAAGGTCCACTACTTTGCTCAAGCCGGACGCCAATTGGCAGGTTCAGGTGAGGGTAAAGTTGCCCCACTGTGGAAGTTCATGGAGACTGCCACTGGCACGCCCATTGCGCCTCACGACCAGGCCATTGGTGACTGCTTTGCGGCTGGCACAATGGTCCAAACTAGTATGAGTGTGGTCCCCATTGAAGACATCCAAGTTGGTGACCAGGTCTTTACGGGGTTAGGAACACTGACCGACGTCGTTAGTACTCGGGAACTGACCCCTCGGTCAGGTATGGTCCGTGTTGATGTGACGGGGGGTGAAGCCATCGAAGTCACTGAGGATCACCAGTTCCTAGTGTACAGGACGTGCTGGGTTGCTGGAAAACGAGTCAACAAAGCATTTTACGAACGATGTGTTAATGGATCCAGTAACCAGGCTGTTTGCCAGGTTTATGAAACACGCCAACCTGAGTGGATACAAGCTGGTGACTTACGAGACACCGATTACCTGTTGACACCTAAAAGTGACCTTAGCCAGGTTCCGAACCTGTTCCAAGACCCCGACTGGTTATTCCTCTCCTTTTACTGCCGACCTGTGAAAGGTGTGACGAGTATTGAAGCCCCCTCCAAGGTCTATGATATTGGGGTAGCAGATGCACACCACTCTTTTATCGCAAATGGGGTTGCCGTCCACAACTGTGTGTCCCATGGGTGGGGTCTTGGAATTGATATCCTGGACGCCGTCCAAGCAAGTCAAGGGAATGGCGAGTGGCAAGCCAAGTGTGCCACTGAGGTCATTTATGCGGGCTCCCGAGTCGAAGTTGGCAAAGGAGTTGTTAATGGAGATGGTTCGACAGGTAGCTGGGCAGCCCAGTGGTGTCGCGAAGGTGGGGTGTTACTCCGACGACCCTACCTCGATGGTAAGTATGACTTTACCAACTACAGTGGTGCCAAAGCCCGTGACTGGGCACACAACTGTGAGAAATGCACAACCTGGGGTGGCGGAGTACCCGATGACCTTGAGGTAATCTCCAAGAGACACCCGGTCAGGACCACAACCCTAGTCAGAACCTGGGAAGAAGCACGAGATTCGGTCTATAATGGCTACCCGGTAGTCATCTGCTCTGACCAAGGCTTCAAAGACACCCGCGACCGGGATGGCTTTGCAAAAGCCAAAGATACCTGGTATCACTGTATGTTACTGGCAGGTATTGATGACTCAGGGAAGCGATCTGGCGGACTCCTACTGAATAGCTGGGGACCTGACTGGAACAGTGGACCAACACGATTGGGGCAGCCCCCGGGGTCCTTCTGGGTTGACGCTCGAATCCTTGAGAAGATGTTGGCATGGGACGACAGTTATGCCCTGTCAAATTACCTTGGCTACCCTAGCCAGAACCTTGACTACAAGCTTTACTAAAGGCACCCCCCACTATGCGTTTGTTTCTGTTAATGAGTGTTGCCTTTGCCTTGATTACAATAGGATACACCAACAATGGGAATTCTCAACCTGTACAGCATTTGGCGACGGTTCAGGAATCAACTGATTTCGATTATCGTTCGCTTTGGCACCAAGCGGAAGATCAACTGGGGCGAGGAACTGAAGAAGGTCCTCAATTTAGTTCAAGCCGTCCGCGAAGAACGAGCAACCGTGCCCGACTCCGAATCTACCTCGGACTCCGACCCAGCCCCTACGACAAGCTCTTCGGACAAAGCCAAGGACAAAGCCAAGGACAAAGCCAAGGAGAAAGCCAAGGAGAAAGCCAAGGAGAAAGCCAAGGAGAAAGCCAAGGAGAAGGCTCAAAAGAGGGCTCAGAAGAAGGCAGAAAAGAAGGAACGTCGGACACGGATTCCGAAGAAAACCCCAAAACCCCGACGCCGGAAATAGTCAACCCTGACAGGACACCTGTCGTACGGACGAAGATAATCACCTCGAAGGTTAAGGCCGACCATAAATGTGACTGTGGGAAGGACTGCCTATGCCCCCCGTACGTCTGTGACGCCAAAGATTGTCGACACAACTACGCAGTAATCTTTGGGTCCCCGTCATGTGCTCCCTGTATCAGGATGTATGCGGAAATCGCACAGCTCCGGAAAGATGGTTACATCGTCTTCTATGTCGATATTGAGCAAGCTCCTGAAGTACTGGAACAATTTAATATCCGATTCACGCCCACCACTATTGTGATGGATGCCGGGAAGCCCACCATCCTATTTGTAGGCTTTACCAAGGCTGCTAAAATCGCCAAACATCTCAAGACTCGTGAGCAACAGGGTCTTAAAACTACGAAAGCCATATAATGAGTATTTCTGCCAAACGCGACAGGGCCAACGAACAACAGTTCCACGCTGTTGTGAAACAAGCATACGAGACCGCAAAGAAAGCTGGTCACGTCCCCCAGGTAGATGTTAGCATCTATGACAAATTGATTGATTACCCAGCAATCCTATCTCTCGAAGGCCCCGGGGGTTGGGTTCGACCAGTACAAGTCCGGAAGCAGTGGAAGCGTAAGGTTGCCCGTCTGTATGCCAAGCAAACCAAGAAACCCCTCCGTGGCATGTTTGACAATCTCGACTGGGAAGCCATCATGGCATGGGTCATTGAAAACATCATCCCCATTATGAAGATGTTTCTCATGTTGGTCATGATTTAAGGAGTTCGGAATGGCAAGTTTCATCAAGAAGGGCGTCAATTTCGCCAGAGCCTATGCAAAGTGGGCACTAGCTGGGAAGCCACTCCGTGATGACACTTATATTGCTGACCTGTTTAAGATATGCGAAGGCTGCCCCTCCAAGCTCTACATTCGCAAGACGGACACGACAGGCGAATGTGATGAGTGTGGTTGCCACATCAAGAATGTGTCAGCCACGAAAGATGCACTCAACAAACTTGCCTGGCCCACGGAGTGCTGCCCATGGGGACACTGGGACTCCGACATTGATGAACCAGAAGGTGAAAACTTGGATGGTACGACAGAACCCCCTAACTGAGCGAGGTCCCGCACCAGATAATGGTCGAGGCCAGCACAAACAAACATCCTCCCACACCCGCGATTGTAAAGGGTGCCCCGCCAGCCGGGAAATTACTTCCCTCGAAAGCAAAGAACCCCATGACACAGAGAATCACAATTCCAATCCCGGCTAGTCAACTTGCAACCCGGATTGAAGTTTACCATGCAGGCGAACTCAACCGCACAGGTGGTGTACAGCCAGGTGCTATCGAAGCCATTGTTAAACTCCCCGGACCTCTTGATGAATGTGAAATCCACCTCATCCCTGTGGACCCGCAAGGGAATCCAGTTGGTCGGGGACACATCTACCAAGACGAGACCATCAAGCCTGAGCCACTGGTCATTGAAGCCACCTCAATTGTCGAAGACGCTGTCGAAGACGCTGTCGAAGACGCTGGCGAAGACGCTGTCGAAGACGCTGGCGAAGACGCTGGCGAAGACGCTGGCGAAGAAACCCCTTCAGTCAAATTATGCGGGGATGTGGAACTCAGTGACGAGCATGTCACGGGCGAAGATGGCTGCCTGATCCTACCAGATTTATGTGATGGTGCAGATTGCAAGACTGAGTGTAACAACCAGCGAGCCAGTGAGGGTTTAGGTAATTGTACGCGATCAGAGTGTGATACCCATTGTCAGGACATGTGTGATGACGTCCCATGTTCGGATATCAGCCCCAATGATTCAGCGGACGCCACTATCGAACGGCGTGACGGCTAAGAACCCCATGAGACCATAACAGTCTAAAAGAGCAGACGTAAAACGAGCCGCCGCAACCGTCAAGAACGAACAGGCCGCTCAATATCAACACGCGCTACTGGGATGGTCTCAGACACACAAGGATACCGGATGGCCAGTGAAGAACTCGTCGATGACCTGAGAGAAGCTATTGTCGCAGGTATCCGAACAAAGACCCTCACGACATGTTCGCGGTGGGCAGAAGAACGCAGAATCATGGGTGGTGATTTTGCAGGAAACTATGGTTTCAAATACCATCCTTGGGCAAGGGGACCCCATGACTCCATCGCGAGTTTCAATGTCTCCATGAAAGCTGCCCAGATGGGGTTTACGGAGATTGGGATTAACCGGGCCTTCTTCATCTTAGACATCCTCAATCGTGATGTGTTATATGTACTCCCAACATCTTTGAATGCCTCCGACTTTTCCAGGTCACGTTTCGCTCCAGCTTTGCAGTACTCCTCGTACCTCAAGAACATGTTTACTGATACGAATACAGTAAACCTGAAGCAAGCTGGTGCAAACACCTTGTACATCCGTGGTTCACGGGGTGACAGTAACCTAAAATCCATCCCTGTGTCCGAGCTTATCTTGGACGAAGTCGATGAGATGGCACAGGAGCAGATTTGGTTAGCATTCGAGCGTCTTAGTGGTCAAGTAACCCAGAACATCTGGGCGATCTCGACCCCGACTGTCCCAAATCATGGAATCCACAAGCTATACCAGGCGACTACCCAAGAGCACTTTTACTTCAAGTGTCCTCACTGTAGCAAAAGCATTGAGATGGTGTGGCCTGAGTCCTTTGAGCTACGTGGTGAAACTGTCAATGACCCGGATTGTGCCAAGTCCCACCTAAAGTGCATGGAGTGTCAGCACAAGTTGGAACATAAAGAGAAACCAACCTATCTGAAGTCAGGGGGCTGGTTACCCACTGATCATAATGCCGACAAAGACCAACGTGGTTTTAATATCAACCAGTTGTACAGCTTCACAGTGTCCCCTAAGAAAATCGCCATGGCATACCACCGAGGTATGGGTGACGAAGGGGCAATGTCCGAGTTTTACAAATCCAAACTAGGTCAACCCTTCGTCCCTGAAGGGGGCCAAGTCACGGACGATAAGATTGACCGATGTATTCGGAACCATGGTATGGACGATGTTCGCCCAAAGGTTGGCGAGAATCGATTCATTACAATGGGTGTCGATCAAGGTGATTGGTGCCACGTCTGGATTGATGAATGGTTCTTTGACAGCTATGGTCGAGACATCAACGTCATAGCCAAGGCAAAGAATGTCTGGCACGGGAAATTCAACGGCAAAGCTGAGAACGGCTGGACCCGCTTAGATGCACTCATGCGAGAGTGGCAAATCCTGCACTGTGTGATTGACGCGGACCCCAACACCCTTGAAGCCCGTCGATTTGCGCAACGATTCCCCGGGTATGTCACCTTATGCCGGTATCGGCGAGGTGTCTCCCAGAAAGACATCCAACTATCTGAGGATGGAAATCAGATTCAAATTGCAACGGTGGACCGAACAAACTGGCTTGATTGCTCCTTCGGTCGGTTCCATGTTGAAGACAGGATTGCACTCCCCCGTGACATGGGGCTGGAACCACGTAGCCATATGCAGAATCTGATTCGGACATACGAGAAAGATGAAAATGGCAACTTACGAGCCGTCTATGTGAAGACGGGTGCTGATCACTATGCTCATGCCCGCTGTTACTGTGAAATTTCGCTGCCTCTAGCAGCATCATACGTTCAGGGTCAGGACATTAGTTCCTTCCTGTAAACTGGAGTAGGTAATGACGTCCACTGTACAACCACGAACCGATAATATGTGGGGTAAGACTGGCAAGTCTGATATCATAAGTTCTCGGCACCCAAGCTACTTAGCCGATTCTGGGGAGTGGGATAGGTGGCGGCGGACATACCGAGGTGGTCGTCAATACGTCCTGAAGTACTTGAAGAAGTACGACCAGAAAGAAGATACTGCGGACTTCCACAACAGGCGGGACATGACCCCAGTCCCAGCGTTTGCCGCCGCAGCCGTGAATGATATTCGGAATAGTATCTTCCAACGCCTCCGTGATGTTGTTCGTCGGGATGGTAGTCACAGTTACACACGGGCTATCCAAGGTCTTGATTTAGGTGTTGATCTCCGGGGCTCCACCATGAATGCCTTCATGGGGATGAATGTCCTCACGGAACTCCTTGTTATGGGACGTGTGGGCATCTTTGTTGACAATCCAGTCATCACCCGCACCGATGGTCTTTCCCCGTCCCTGGCAGACGCCCAGGGTACACACCCTTACCTCTACCTCTACCGAATTGAAGACATCCTATCCTGGAGATGTGCCCGACCTGAGGACCCCAGTGAGTTCCAGTCATTGCTCTTGCGGGATAGCTGCATGAATTATGACCCTCAGACCCTCCTCCCCTTGGATGGTTTTGAACGGTACCGATTACTGTGGATTGACCAGACAACTGGTAAAGTCAATATGCAGTTCTACAATGAGGATGGTCACCCTATTAGCCGTGACGGAGGCTTCTCAGAGGGTCCCACTGAACTGAACCTGGACCGCATCCCATTCATTATGCCGGACATTGATGGTTCCATCCTAACGGATGTGTCGTACCACCAGTCGGCGTTGTTGAACTTAGGTTCCAGTGACGTCAGTTATGCTTTCAAGTCAAACTTCCCCTTCTATACCGAACAGAGGGACATGCGTGGGGTGGGGGACCATCTCAAACAGAGCATGTCTGCGGATGGCACTGCGGAAGCTGGAGGCCAACAGACCCACTTACGGGATATGTCAACCGGACCGACCCAAGGTCGAGCCTATGACATGAAAGCTGATCGACCAGGGTTTATACACCCCTCCTCGGAACCCCTCTTGGCTTCCATGCAGCTCCAAGACAGACTAGAAGCGGGTATTCGGAAGCTTGTCAACCTCGCAGTCCAGACTATGGCTAGCCGAGCCTCGGCAGAGTCCAAATCAATGGATAACCAGGGTCTTGAAGCCGGTCTCTCCTTTATTGGACTTGTTCTAGAGAGTGCCGAGCGGCGAGTTGCGGACCTGTGGGCATCATATGAAGACGCCAATAAGAAGAAGCGTCTTGTAGCAATTGTAAAATACCCTGATCGGTACAGCCTCAAAGATGATGCGGACCGTGTCCGGGAAGCACAAGAGCTTTCAGCACTCATCCAGACCACCCCGTCCAAGACTGCCCGTCAAGAAATGTGGAAGAACCTGGTCGCAGTGTTGCTCAGTGGTCGTGTTAGTGTTGAGAAGATTGAAGAAATCAACAAGGAAATCAGTGAAGCCAAATTCACGACAAGTGATCCTGACGTCATTATTGCTGCTGTGGAAGCAGGACTGGTCGGAGAATCCACTGCATCTCTGGCCCTTGGGTTTGATAAGACTGAGATTAAGGCAGCCCAAGAGGATGCAATGAAACGGTTAATCCGTATCCAAGCTGCCCAGACATCACAGGGTCAAGGACTGGTTGCCGAGCCAGGTACGGAAGCAGCGAGGGGAAACCCAACTGCGGATGTGGACCCAACTAAGGCGAAAGACGAAAAGGCAGACTCCCGGAATAAGGATTTACAACCTGACCGAAAACCTAAGGTTCGCGGTAAAGGTAAGCGAGTAAAGAAAGGTGACTCCTAATGGACTACACGGACCATTATGGTACGGTAGCGGACGCCACTGATTACTTTGCCAACCGACTCCACGAATTTGCCTGGACTCGCGCAAAACCCACTGACCGTCCCAAGGCTTTGATAGCTGCCACACGTATTATTGACACCCTGAACTGGAAGGGTAATAAATCTTCCATTCAGACCTTGATGGACACGAACGGTTGCACACAATGCTACGCTCAACAAGCCATTGACGCTGGGTGTGTCACCCAGCATGGGGTTCAAGAGGCATCGCTGTCTCAGAACCTAGCGTTCCCCCGAGGACATGACACGGCACCTCCCCAAGATGTTATCTGTGCCTGTTATGAAATCTCCCATTCCCTTCTCGATGGTAAAGACCCCGAGATTGAGTTGGAGAACTTAGGTGTTCTTAGCCAAGGATATGCGTCTGTCCGTGTTGCGTACAGCCGGAGCCATGTGCCAATTGAACACATCATCAACTATGTGCCCAACGCATTAGCGTGGCGATGGTTGAAACCCTTCCTGTACGACGAGGACAGAATTATCCTCACACGTGTCAGTTAGATTGCGTTTTCGAGCTTGTTTGCTCAAATACTGCTGGGTAGTGACCTTGTTTGGCGCCACCTCAGAGCAGGGTTGTCCCGGAATACTCACGGCTGGGCAGCATATTCTACCCTTGTGAGGTACTTTGGAGAAGCAATGACGTTCCGTAACCCCCTTAATGTTCGTTTCCTCGATTCCCGACACCTGGCCAACCCAGTCCTCGCCCTCTATGATGGCGAAGATGGAGCCCCCGTTGGTGTAGTCACCCCGATTGACCCAACCCCACCAGCCCCTGGTACAGGTGGTCTTGGTATGGTTGGTGATGACCCAAACGCCCTGGTTGATGTAAATCCAGAGGCGCGTTTTGACCAAGATGCGGTAAACAAGATCGTTCAAGACCGACTTGCGAAAGACCGAAAGAAACATGACGACAAGTACAAGGGACTTGAAAAGTCCTATCAAGATGTACTTGCGACGAAAGCCCTCTCGGACGAGGACCGAACCCAACTGGAACAAAGCTTGGAGGATTTGCGAAAGCAACACCGCTCAAAAGAAGAGCAAGCCAAGCACGAGAAGAACCAGCTCACTGAGAAGTATGAGAGTGAGCTGGTCGGATACAAAGAAGCTGCGATTACTTGGGAAAACAAGTATAAGCAGTTCCTGATTGAGAAATCACTTATGGACGCCGCACATGCAAATGACGCATTCCTGCCCGCCCAGATTCTGTCAGTTGTCCGCGAATGGACAAAGCTAGTCGATGCTGTTGACGAGAACGGCGTGAAAACTGGCGAACTGACCCCGATGGTGGATCTACCTGATGTTGATGCAGACACTCAGAAGGCTATCATCACTCAACGGACCCCGATGGATGCCATTGACCGGTTGAAAGAATTGCAACCCAACCTGTTCAAGAGTAATGTGGTATCTGGTGTCGGAGGCAATTCAACCACCGGTGGTATCCAACCGGGTGCAGACGGACGTATTGACCAGAAGGAACTAACTACTGATCAATGGTTTAAGCTCTACAAGGATGACCCGTCCAAGTTAGGGCTTCGCGACCGAAAGCAGCGATAAGCAAACGGGGACTTTCAATCTTCGCACTCAATGTTGAGTGCCCCCACTCATCGTTGAGTGATTATCCCTTAAATTCAACTCCCCTCGGAGAAACAAGTAATGAACTTTCTTTACCTTGCCACGCCTGTAGTGGCTTTGTACATCAATGACAATGACGCCATGATCCCGGAGATCTGGGCAAACATGGGTCTTGCAATCCTCGAAGAGAACATGGTCGCAGCGGCCTTGGTCCACAGAGATTTCTCGAATGATGTTGCCAATTTTGGCGATGTTGTCAACACTCGCCGACCTGGTCAATTCAAGATTCGACGTAAGGGTGACAATGACCCTGTACTCGGTCAAGATGCGAACACGGTCAACGTCCAAGTGCCGCTGAACCAGCACTTCTACACCAACTTCACCATCAAGGATGGCGAAGCGTCGAAGTCCTTCCAAGACCTGGTTGACCTGCACTTGCTTCCTGGTATGCAGAATGTCGCCCGCGCGATTGACCGCGTAGTTCTTGGTCAGGCACATGCCTACCTTGCAAACGCAGTTGGTGGTCTGGGAACACTCAGTGGTGCTAACGCACGAAACACCATCCTTGATGCTCGTCAAAAGTTGAACGAGAACAAGGCACACGTCCAACGGCGTAACATGATTGTTTCGCCTTCGAGTGAAACTGCTCTCCTGAAGACGGACCTCTTCCTACGTGCTAACGAACGTGGTGATGATGGTTCAGCTCTTGAAGAAGCATCCCTTGGTCGCCTTCTGGGCTTTGATTTCTGGCTCGACCAAAACATTGCCTCCACCCGAGTTGTGGATAGCGATGTCTCTGCTGGCGTGACAGATGGTGCGGACAGTGTCGGTGACACCTTCATCGACGTCACCGTTATTGGTTACAACGCTGTTGGTGGCGAGTATGTCACGGTTGCTGGTGATGACCAACCTCGACACATCGTGGCATTCACGAATGTCGTAGGTGATGTTGGTGATATCACGCTGGATGCAGGTCTGGAATCAGACACTGCCTCGGGTGCTGTTGTCAATATCTACTCTGCATGTGCAGCGGCTGCCAGTTATGCCGCAGGCGTCAATCTGCCAATCAATGTTGATGGTTTTGCAACTGGCAAGCCCCCACAGGTTGGTCAGCTCATCGCTTTCGGAACGGGTGCTGCACGCCGGGTGTACACCATCATCGAGAGCGAAATTATCAGTGGTACCGTTCAGAGTATCCTCACGGATCGTCCTCTGGAATTGGCAATCAATGATAACGACCCAGCGTTCCCTGGACCGGCTGGTAGCTTCAACATGGGCTTCCACAAGGATGCCTTGGCTTTGGTCAATCGTCCTCTGGCTCTGCCAGCATCTGACCTTGGCGTTCGTTCGCAAGTTGGTGTCCACAACGACATCTCCATGCGAGTTTCGATGCAGTACAACCTCGCACAGCAGGGTACAGTGATCACACTGGACATGCTCGCAGGTGTGGCTGTCCTTGATACTGACCTGGGCGTCATCATGCTTGGCTAAGAGATTCTGTCCTTCAAAGCTGTTTACCTCCCGCCACAGGGGCGGGAGGTGCAGCTCTTTCCTAACCACAATGGACGGAGTCATTATGTCAGAGCTTAACGAGATCATCGCAGAGCAGTCTGCGCAGGGGGTGAAGATTGAGAGCATTGAGAAGGTATGTGACGAGATTAAAACATGTCTTCTAGGGAATGGGAAACCAGGTCTTGTACTCAGAACTGACCGCCTGGAACAGCGAGGTGTCTTTCAGACCCGTTTGTTCTGGATATTTGCAACCGCAGTAATTGCACTAGCAGTGAAAGATTTGAGCGGAAATCTAATCGGAGCGTTCATTCAAGCAAGTGGTGGTAATTAACCAGGCTCCTGTTTAGAAAGTAAGTTTATGTCCCGGACAATGATTAGCTGCCCCGCCGGGCAGTCCAGCCGGGGTAGTGCTCTAATCACGGACTCCTGCCCCCTAGGAATTGCCCAATCAGGTATTTCCTTGACACACGAGGCTAGGGTATGTCAAATCCTAGGCCGTGGTGCAGAATCTGCAATCACTTTAGACCAACGAGCCCCCGGATACTGGGATCTTACAACGACCAGTGTTATTGTTCTTGCCGACACGAGTGACCGACTAAGAGCAGCTTTCGGAGATGCCGTCTCGACTTTACTTGTTACAACTGAGGTAGATACCACAGGTGGACGTGTCGAACAACCTTCGACTCAGCGTTGTGTCACTCAAATAAACCATGGCTTAGCAGCGGGTAACTGGATCACTTTGGACTCTAATACCGGAGAATGGACCCAGTCATTTGACCCCTCAGCCACCCTCGTTGATGATTCAGTAGCTTCAGTTGTGTCCGTTGAAGATATGGACCACTTCTGCTACAAACCTATCGGTCCATTCTGTCAAGCACCCGGGTTGTTACCAGGTCGCGTCTACTATGTGGAGACGGACGGATCTGGAGACATCACCTTAACAGACCCTCTGGATGTGAGTGTCCCCCGACTCTTCGCGATATCTGAAACCGAAGGTATCCTATTACCTTATAGACCAAAGCTCCCGAGTGATGGTGGCGGAGGACCTTCAACAACCCAACGTCAGGACGTCTTTGATGTGGATGCCGGCATTGTTGCTGGGAAAGTAATTATTCTGACCTATACACCAGTGCTTGGTAGCGAGCTTGTATATGTCAATGGGGTGATGGCAACCTCAGGTCGCGAGTATACCATCAGTGGTGTGACTATCACCTTTGAACCCACTTCCGATATCCGAGTGGGTGACCTCCTCACCGTGCGATACGAATCATAGACACAACAGAGTTGTAGTGAACTACGACTAATCTATTTTGAAAAGGGGAACTTTATGGCTCTCACACTAGTACGTGGCGAAACTCAAATCATGCCCAACAGCCTTGATTTGTCGCGCCTATTCGAC